AGGGGTTCTCATTGATGGCATTCACCACGAACTCTATTTTCATATTCATCAGGCAAAGAAAGAGGAAGGAGTCTTTGACTTCGTTGCGCACGGCGGGAAGACGGGCCTGGTATTTTGCGCAAATGGTGTATGTCCAGGAGGTGGTGTAATCCACATCGCGCAACAAGACGTTGGGATATGTGGGCCACGTGGCGGCATACGCGCTGCGGATATCGGCATCCACATAGAGGATGATGGGCACACCCGTTTTGGCGATTTCGGCGAAGTTGTCCATTCGCCATTGGTGGGTTTTGTGGGGCTCTTTACAGTTGATATTGACGAAACAAGAGACGTAGGTTAGGGTGGGTTTCGGTGGTGCGAAGAGATCTTGTTCCATCCGTGTTTAATAGATATTTGAGGAGCCTTGTGTCTAAATGTATTTTGTATGAAAAATATAATCAAGTAGAGGGTATTCAGAAAAAACGATTCTACATGCGTTGTGAATCCAATAATCATACCAATAGTGTAATCGTCTTTTGCCAATTACAAAGGAACGTTTCGATGGCGTCCCCGTCATTTATGATTTTTTCATCCATTATGTTTCCAAATGCCTCTACAATACTGGTTATTGAAACATATTTTAGTACAATGTTTTTTGTGATTTGGTGGCGGCTTGGAGAAATATTAAGTATATTGATTGCGCGTTTCGGTCCATTTCCAACAATATAGACGCGGTCTATTATAATCCCATAATTTCGGCAAATTGCGGAAGTTATGTCGTATATAGTAAGCATACCTAGGCCATTTACTTTACTACATATTTCGTTAATACTTATAATGATTTCTTCAAACGATTTGTTTTCGTAATCGGACATGCGGATGTTTTCCAAGACCCCTCGTAAAACGGTTTTCCATCTACAATGGTCGATGGCTTCTTGGAATATATTGATGCTACTCATTTTTGTGTAATGATTTATATTTTTCTGTTAAAAAATATAAAAATATTTCAATTTTTTGTAACCCTCCAATTGTTTTTATCAGTCGTGCTTTAAGCGCTTAAAAAACCGCTTATGCCGAGCACAATTCGCATTCCCCATTTTTCGGCTCAATGGTGAATTGTTGGGCCCGGTGTTTCCCTCTCCTGCGCAAATAATAGATGCCCGTTTTCAGTCCTTTGGACCAACTATAGAAATGCATGGACGTAAGAGAATTGTATGTGGGATCCTCAATCCACAGATTCAGACTCTGGCTCTGGCAAATGAACGCCCCGCGTTCCGCCGCCATATCTATCACATGACGCATTGGTATCTCCCACACCGTCTTGTACCGCTGTTTCATATCCGCCGGCAGATTCTCTATGTGCTGGATGCTGCCTTGGTTCGCGATGATGTTGTTTTTGAGCTCCGTATTCCACAGACCCAGCGCAATGAGTTCGCGCATCAAATACTTGTTGGTGAGGATGAACTCCCCCGCCATCGTGCGTCTGCTGTAAATATTGCTGGTGAATGGCTCAAAACACTCATTGAACCCGAGGATTTGCGAGGTGGACGCAGTGGGCATCGGGGCCAGAAGCAGCGAATTGCGCATCCCAGTGGCTTGAATCTGGGCTTTCATTGCGGTCCAGTCATAGCGGTCTGGGGTCGGCGCTACATTCCACAAATCAAATTGGAGCTCGCCCTTGGAGGCGGGGGAACCGGCGAAGGATGGATAGGGGCCGAGTTGAACCGCCAAATCCGCGCTGGCCTTCACGGCACCATAGTAAATCGTCTCAAAAATCAGGCGATTCAGTTCGCGGGCTTCGTCGCTGTGGTATGCGACGTTCAACAAGAGAAATACATCGGCCAATCCTTGGACGCCGATGCCAATGGGTCGGTGGCGCATATTGGAGACGCGGGTCTTCTCCGTGGGATAATAGTTGATATCAATCACGCGGTTCAGGTTGCGCGTAATGACGCCGGCCACGTCGGCGAGCTTGTCATAATTGAATGCGCCGTTTTCTACAAAGGTCGGGAGCGCGATGCTCGCCAGATTACATACCGCGGTCTCGTTTTCGTCGGAGTACTCCATGATTTCACTGCATTGACCAGTTATTATTCCATTGAAAATCCCCATATGACGCTTTGGTTCTGTAAAACAAAAGGTATCATCAATTCGGTTGTTGTCGACGATTTCTTTGATTTTTATAAATTGAGAAGCCGAACGTTGTATAATATTTTCAGTATTAATAATTAAACGTTTGGGTGTAAATCCAGCTTTTACCAATATACGCAAGTCAGTAGATGTAATTAATAACCGATATACTTCTTGTGTTTCAAATAATCGTTGTCCGCCCCTGCCATCTGGTAGAAGACTGGTACCAATTTCTTTATTTTTTCTAACCTTTGGATTAATACCGCACGTCTGAAGCATCAATCTTACTTTTAATAAGAAATCTTTATTAATTGATGCTACTTGGAGTTGTTGATTTGTTCCATTATTTGCGATTGTTCCATCTGCGTCACAATAGCCAGAAAACCAGTCCATTTTGTCTTTTAATGTGTGATTCAATGGTACATAAAACTTTTCTTCTATATCCATCGGCAATTCTAGTGCCAGTCTGCCACTATTTTCACTTACGGTTCTATACGTCATATGATCTAATAGTTCTTTCTTCTCTCCGTATAAAAATATTTTGGGTTTTTTTTCGTAACTGATTCCGTTACAATAGACGTTGTCTTCGTAGGTTTTCGTTTTCATATTTTCATTTTCATAAAGTAAATGACGCTTACAAAAAGAATGACCATCTATTGATTTGTACTCGCATTTTACTGGGTCTTGACCAGTTGTTTTACCATATGTCCCATCCCCGCAAAAAAATCCGTGTGTATAAGGGTACAACATCGTGTTTGTTCCATCAATAATGGGATATTCACACTTAATGATTTTGTCCCCTGGCTTGAGGTTTTGTGCTTCCGTTTGAATGATTTTTGACCTTGAATATTGTGTTTGTACATAAAACTTATGATAAGGTGTGCAAGTTAATATGGATTCATCATCGGTATGAACCTCTATTAATTTTTGATTCTCTCCTGTTTTTTTTACTTCAACTTCGCTGTATTCTTCACCATTCCATACATTCACCTTTTTGTTTTCCAATGACTGGATTTCGATATGACCTTTGTCTGTCAATATAATGGTTTCTGGCGCAACACAAAGATTGCTGCTCTTAATCGTCCCTACATTCTGTTGGTTGGATTTGCGGTTGGCGGCGTCTTTATAGCAAATATACGGCGTTCCCGTCTCCATTTGGGCGTCCAACACCTTGAACCAGAGCTCGCGAGCCTTGACGGTTGCGCGTCCCTTGCCCGCTTGTTCGTACTTGGTGTAAAGCTCGGCAAAAGCTTGGCCATAGACGTCGGAGAGTCCGGGGCATTCGTTGGGGCACATCAGAGTCCAGGTTCCGTCGGCCTTGACGCGCTCCATAAATAGGTCGGGTACCCAAAGCGCGTAAAAGAGGTCGCGCGCTTTCAGTTCCTCGTCGCCGTGGTTTTTGCGCATCTCCAAGAACATCTCAATGTCCGCGTGCCAGGGCTCCAAATAGATTGCGAACGAGCCATTTCTGCGGCCGCCGCCGTTATGTACAATACAATTGTGAATCATATAGTCGTGTTGGGTTTTCATTTGGAGGTCATAGAGGGTTCCCGAGTATTCTTCGGTGCGGATGCTCTTAATTCGTGTCAATAAAAAATCATTGTATCTGAAAAACTTAAAAAACTGGTTGTCATTGTAGTCAATATTCAACAACTCACAAATGGCTTGGGTTTGTGGTATTTTTAAACACCAGCTGATTTGTTGGTTAGTTATCACACTTCCTGCGCTTGACATATGTGTTTCACCGATTCTGTCCCTAGTGTATCCACTGGTTAATACACCTAGTTTCAAACAAAGAAACCGAACACTTTCAATAAGATTCCGTGAGGTGCTGTCAAACGACAACTCTAGATGTTTGCATCCATCAGTATCTATTAGACCTTTTAACACATATTTTGATTTTTCAATGGGTAAGTTCAACCATTTATGATGAACCCGCTTGGTTTTATTGGAATCGTATAAATCACTATACCGGAAAGGCATATTTATGTTTTTATGCCAATAGATTCGTGTAGTGTTTTCATTGGTATTTATTCTGTATTGGATGCATTTATTTTCAAAATATTGAATCGCAAAATCTAAGATGTATTTTTTGTTTGTAGTATGGAGTGATATGTACCCATTTTGGTCGGCATTGTTCAAGCAACCATCACCTAATAGCACGCCATACATATAACAATCGTCGTTTGTAATTTCATGTATGTCTGTACTGTGTGTTGGGATTTTATAAACCAACATATCATCATTCTGTAGGTCTTTGGCATCCACCCATTCAAACTTAGAAATATTTTTATTCAATCGGTTTTCAATTACCCCATAGTTTAACCCTTTTACTTGCCCAACCAACGCATACACTGGGTGCTCCGGTGTAATTCTTAGATTATCAATGGAATGCATGGTTTCAATATTGTATATTTGGCCCTCATATGGATGTTCCAATACGTTTTCAATTGTTTCTACTCCGCCCGTTAAATTAAAAACTTTCGTTTCACCATATGTACAATTTTGAATCTCAATTGGACCTTCGGTTGTATATATATATGTTTCCGGGGTTACACACTGGTCAACATATTTCGCAGTGTTATTGAACACGCGCAACATCGGCACAATTCCATTGCTATTGCCATTGGTGCCACGAATCTGACTCCCCGTCGCGCGCACATTGTGGATGTGCATCCCGATTCCGCCCGCCCATTTACTAATGAGCGCGCAGTCCTTCAGCGTGTTGTAAATGCCGTCGATGCTGTCCTCCATTGCGATTAAAAAACACGAACTGAGTTGGGGGCGCGGCGTGCCCGCGTTGAAAAGCGTCGGCGTGGCGTGGGTGAAGTATTTCTGCGACATCAGGTGGTAGGTCTCTATGGCCGCATCAATGTCGGCGCCGTGGATACCGATGGCAACGCGCATCCACATATGCTGGGGTCGCTCTATGATGACCCCGTTGGAACGCATCAAGTAGGATTTCTCCAGGGTGCGGAACCCGAAATAGTCAATGAGATAGTCGCGGCGGAAGTCAATCGCGGCATTGATGGCGTCGGCGTGCTCTTCTGTCACATCATAGATGTCCTTTGATAAGAGAGGCGACACGTTGCCATTCTTGTCTATGGCGTGAAAAAGGGTCCGCACCACTTCGCGAAAGTCCGCGACGGTGCTCTTGTGGTGGTTTGATACCACAATATGAGAGGCGATGGTCCCGTAATCGTAATGCGTGGATGACAACGCCGCGCATTGCTCGGCAGTGAGGTCGTCAATCTTGGTGGTGGAAATCTTGTCGTAAAGCTGGTCAATGATTTTCATCGCGAGAGAGGTATAGTTGATTTTGACCCCCGCCTCGGTGCCGATGGTCTTGATGCGGTGGAGAATCTTGTCAAATGACACGATTTCGGTGGAGCCGCTGCGCTTGGTCACATACATTTCATCGCTTGACATTGTCTGGAATATATATTTACGCGTCGGAGTTCTAAATTGTTTTACAAAATAATATACTATTTATATGTCCAATAGCTGGATAACGCATCCGCCGCTAGTTGGTGTTTTTGGTGGGCGCTTCTTCGGCAATCTGTGCTCGTGGCCCGTGGCGCGCTCTTTTAATACTACGTCCCAGAACTCGCGGATGAGCGGCTTCGCCGCGTTAAACCACTCGCAATTTCGTGTCACCAGCACGCACGAAAACGTCTCACAATACCAATAAATGCGCCGATACAGGACGTGCGTCTCGCCCAGTTCACGCTTCTTCTCGACAATCCACGCTTCAATCGCCGGTTTTTCCAGGGGTATGTCAAGCGGCATATACATATATTTGGGCGAATTGTCCACGAAATCGCGTTTTACGAAATAGAGGATGACCCCATTGTACAAATATTTGGGTATGCTCGTGTAAAACTTGGTTTCCGCGTCATCGTCGGCCGTTGTGACCGCCTCGGCGTGCTCGCGGAACTGCGTCTCTACAAAATGGCAATTATTTAGGTCGCACACTTCCATTTGGACCTGCATCTGGACCCAGTATGGCATAGAGGGTACGCCCGTAATTTCGCGATTCACAACGTTTTTGATTTCCAACATCATTCCATATTCGGGCGAGTCGGTGGGGGATACCACGATGCCGTCGGGAGACGCACCGAGGCAGGCAATCTGCGGATGCTGGATACACCCGAATTGCCCCACGACACACTTGTTGCGATATTCATAAATGGCGACCGACAATGGCTCGTACTTGACACCCCAATGAAGCGGCGAATCCACGTTGATGTGGGTTGAGGTTTCCACAATTTGGATGTTTGGGTCTTCCGCCGAAGGTAGAGGTCGGCATTTCTCGCACACGAGACTGTTGTAATTGGCGGCGGAACTGAATATCTTCCAAATGTTGCTGGCGGTTACGAGATTGTTGCGGAAGGCGTACCATTCGGGGGTGCGCTGAGCGGGCTGATACGCGGCCCTACACGCTGCGATTTTTTCGGCAATATCTTCCCGCACCTCATAATGGTGTGGTCGCGGATGTAAATATTCGCGTCGGCGGATACCCATTATTTTCAAATACTCGCGCACGTATTTAGAGACAATTATGCGAGATGCCGCGTATTCTTCGTCATATTCATCCAGACTATCATATATTTGAAGTGTTGAGCACATGGCGATATATTCGTCAGTTGCGTAATTGACTAATGTATCGAAAAACGTAGAGTCGTGTTGTTTAATGGCGTTCGCATATAAATAGTTCCCTACCATAAAGCAGATTTCCATCTCCAATTCTTCTTGGTCGTATTCGGTTAAGTTGTGCGTCATATTTTATATATATAGGTTTGTTTTTGTATTGATTTCAATAGAAAAACAAAGTGGGAATCAATTTTTTAGGGGTCGGTGGTAGCTTCCACTTTCTTGGGGGTTAACGACTTCAGCGTGGAAACCTTTTTGTCCAGATTGCGCAGTGTGAAAACCCGGGTAGATGGGTTGAAGAAGAGTCCGGGTATGGCAGAAATGATGCCAGCCACTTTGTCATATTCAACATCGCGCACTTTGGCCATCTTGTCTTTCATCAAACAATCGCTGAAAAACAATTTGAGCCCTTTCACGTCTTTTGTGGAAAACGCATTTTCGCGCCCATATTTTTCGGCATATGCGTGGAGCTTCTGTATTTTAAGTCGCTTGTCCAGCTTGTTCCACGGCTCATTGTTGAACGTCTTCTTTTCTTGCTCCAACAACGCGTCAATGTGATTTAGGGAACTGTTGGCTTTCTCCGCTTCCAGCGCAGAGGCGGAAATCATATAGTTCTTGTATTTGCTCATAATCTTCGCGTCGGGTTGTTGAACCGCAGGAGGTGGTGTCTCGGCGGGTCGAAATGCATCATTGATTGTTTCGGTTTCGTTAAACATAATTTAGGTGGTCTTTCTTTATATTATTATGTTTAAATGTCTATATTGTTTTGTTTCATTACATTAATGACTACGCCGGCGCCAACGACTTTTGTGATAGATGTAATCACAAAAACAAAGACCATTGAACCAAAAGAGAAAACGATTCGCAAAAAAATGGAGGAATGGAAGTTTGACGTGAAATATTTGGAGAGGGAGCAGCAACTTTATATCCTTGACACAGTCATTCGGTCGGACCCTATAGTCCTTCAGTCGGACCCTATAGTCCTTCAGTCGGACCCTATGGTCCTTCAGTCGGACCTTCGGTCGGTCCTTCAGTCGGTCCTTAAAGACAGCATCGGCGAAGAGCTGCGCCGCCAAGTTTGCGCCAAGATTTCCGGGTACAAATGCCAAGATGTAAAGAAAGGCTTATACGACGAATCCAAGTTTGTGCGTTTTCACGACGTCATCGCCCTAATGAACTCGCGCAAAATGGCGTGCTTCTATTGTAAAAAACAGGCGCTCCTCTTCTACGAATATTCCCGCGACAGTGCGCAATGGACCCTTGAACGCATCGACAACAAACACGGACACAACACCGACAATGTGGAAATCGCGTGCTTGAACTGTAATTTGCGGAGGAGAACGATGTATCATGAGAGGTATGTTTTCACCAAACAAATGGGGACCGTGCGTTTGCTAGAATAATCTTTATTCGCGGCAAAACAAAATAAAAGGACGCGCACTCATTCTCCTAGATATGACAAATGTCAAGGAAAAACTGGACTATTTCATTGCCTCAAAACGCATCCCCAATATCATTTTCCACGGGTCATCGGGGTCAGGGAAACGAACCATCGTGGGCGAGTTCATTTACCGGATTTATCACGGCGACCGCGCCCGCGTAAAAACCAACGTGATGTTTGTGAATTGCGCCCACGGAAAGGGTATCAAGTTCATCCGCGACGAACTCAAGCTGTTTTCCAAATCCAATGTCCAGTGTAATAACAACAATTTGTTCAAAAGCATCGTCCTCTATAATGCCGACGAATTGACCATTGATGCCCAGTCCGCCTTGCGACGTTGTATTGAGTTGTTTAGCCACAATACGCGGTTCTTCATCGTCGTTGAAAACAAATACAAGTTGTTGAAGCCGATTTTGTCGCGATTCTGCGAAATCTATGTGCCCGATAACAACGTGTCGCATTTTGTTGGTGCCGAGCCGATTTACCAGAGCTATCACAGTATTCATATTCAGTCGGTTTATGGGAACAACGACGATGTAGTGCGAGCCACGTTTGATAAAATCGGGGGCATCGTGGGTCCGGACAAAACACATCAAGAATATATGGAAATCGCCGACCGCCTCTATGAAGAGGGGGTTTCTTGTATGGATGTTTTGAATTATTTAGAAGCGAACTCTGGCGAAGCCAGAGGCGCAATCGTCCGCCTGCGATTCTGTTATAATAAGATAAAGAGCGAGTTTCGATCCGAGAAAATGCTGATGCTCTATTTGTTTGACTTCCACTACCTTCGTTCAAATAAGTGTTTAAAAAATATTTCCTTTTTATAAATGGACGATTTTGTATTGGCAAACTTGAATGAATCGCGCAATGAATGGTGTAGTCGTTTAGTGGGTATCTTGTCGCCTCTCATTATGGAAGGTGTGCGGTCTATTTTCAACGAGTCGTGGAAGCTGAGTTTGGACACAAATGAGGTGGAGAAATACTTGATGACGTTCCAGAACTTCTTGTGCCGGGTTCCCAAATGGAATGCGAATATCATAGAGACCGAGAAATGCCGTATTGTTGAGAAGTCGGGGTGTAATTATTTAGAAGATTTGATTACGTGTGTCCACGTGATTCAACTCAAGGTGCTTACTTGCGTTCGCGTTGGCACACGACAGAAAAAGATTGACATTTCTATACCGAAGTTGAACGACTTTATACACAAGGTCTATATCAACACGGCGAGCAAGGTGTATCGCAATGCGTATTTGTTTGATAAATATGCGGCGCCGTTGATACAGCAGCGCAACCAGCGCGAGTTTGAAGTCATCGTGGAGGAGTGTGTTTTGCGGACGATTCGCGAAAGTATCCCGACGGAGGCCATTGTGCGTGCTTATTTAGACGTGTCGGTTGAACAGGAAGAGGAGGAGGTGGCTATCGCGGATACACCTTTGGAAGAACCGGCCTCTGTTGTTCAAGCAGAACCTGGAATAGAGGAACCCATCAAAGAACCCGAGGCCCCGCCCAGCACCGTGCCGTCCATCACCAACATTGATGACAAGCCAGTCATCAATAAACTCTCGTTCAATGACATTGACCAGGCACTGACCGAGGATGGACGCATAGAGGAAATCAACGCACCCAAGACTGACTCGCGCTTGGACGATATTAGTAGAATGCGGTATGATAAACGGAGGTCGGAAGAGGACGAGGATGATGATGAGGACCTGATTAAGGTGGGCGACGATGTGGTTCTGGATTTAGGCGCAGCGGATTTAGGCGGAGGGGGGTTTGCTGACACCCCCATTCAATTGGATTTTGATGAGTTTGCGTAAAAAGGAGGGAAAAGATTCCGATTGTTGATTTATAATGGAATCCATCGTGTCTATTGTGTTGGTCACTACGATTTTCTACATTGTTGTAAAGACAATTGATATGAAATATATCAAGAAAGAGCTCCAGCCGTTGAAGGAGATGATGCGCGATGCCGCAGTTGTGTCCATTTCCAGTGGGATTGCGGTGTTTTCGGTGATGACGCTGAACAAACCCGTGGGCGGATTCTTTGATGCCATTACGGAGAAGACGGCGATTCCTGCGGCGGCCAATGTGTTCACGGGCGACCCGGGATTCTAAGGCACGACCTCCCTTTGGGAAGCACGACCTCCCTTTGGGAAGCACGGACATAATAAAACAATAAATAACGGTGTTTATTGTTTTACACATTTTAAGATTTTTATAGCTTGCGTATTATGCGATGTGGGTACCCAAACGTTTTCAAAACGTGGACGACTTCATATTTCCCCGAAGCCAAGTAGGCATCCACCAATGCGTTTATTTGCGGCGCATCGGTGTCATCTATTATCATTGTTCCACCCCGTTTTAACAACAAGTCCGCGTGTTTCATATCGCTCGTTGCGCAAAACTCGCTGTGGCCTCCGTCTACATGGACCAGGTCGTAGGCTTGTTGACGCCCCTCCATGTATAGAGGCATCGTTTGAGTTGAGTCCCCGACAATGTATTCAAATGCCACTTGGGGGAACACGGATTCAATGTAGTTGAAACAAGGCTGCGTATATAGATGGTGTCCGATATCAAAAACGGTGAATGTCGTCGCGTGCGATGAGAGGAGCAGCAACATCGCCGAATGACCCGCGTTGAACCCGATTTCGCAAATGCGGGCGGGGGCCTGCTTCCCGCACCAAAAGAGGTTGAGCTGTTTGTTATAGAGTTCGGGGTATTCGGTGATGGACTGGTGGTGGTAGAAGCTATTGCCTTCAAACGCGGTTTCGGGAATGTGTTCCAGAAGGATGTGTTTCAGATCCTCTAAGTAAATGAGCATCTCGGGGTACTTTTCGGCGTATTCTTGGGCGAGTTCCATTATGGGAATAATAGATGCGTTGTTTGTATATTTGTTTTTGGGGGGTTGTGTTATAGGAAAGACATCTTTTCTCCCAGGTTTCTGAAAAATGCGCCATTGTACGGAACATTTTTCTCCATTGACTTTGCGATCGTTTTGTCGCTGATTTTCATTATTCTTATACAATCATACCGGCAACCATATTCGCGAATAAGATGGCCCTCTTGGTCAAACGCACCGAATCCATTCCTGTATAGTAGAGGCTCTTTTCCGTGTTTCTCTATGAACTTGGCGCGTGCGTCGCATTCGCTGAACAATTTGTAGACACAGCCTTTGACAACAGTGCCGTGTTTTACTGGGGTGTCAAGCGCGGCCGACGATTCAAACCCATTCATGGTTGCGGCGGTCTTACGGTCCAGATAGACGTTTAGTATTTCGGTCTGGTCGGCGTTCAGCTTGGCAATGTATCCGAGATTTTGGACGCGAGTTTGTTTCGTCGGTTGGACTGCGGCCATATTGGTTGCGTCTTGGTCCCTCTCCACAAACATCCAGCGAAATCCACAATAAATCGTGTTGCCGGCGACGGCTTTGGTAAGGGTAGGGCGTTTGATGTCGTGGTTTTCGGACATTAGTTGAGAGGCGGACTCATAGACTTTCACCAATTTCATTGTCTCGGGGTTAATTTGCTGGACTCGGGGGCCGAGGGTGACCAGGGGTTCTTGGAATCCGGTGACGGTTTTGGGGGCAGTCGTTCCAAGATTCTTGACTAATTCTAAAATATGCTTTTCCATATTGTCTATTTTTTCATGTAATCCGTTGATTCCCATTTTTGTTATCAACATATTGATTTTTTCATCGGATACATTGTCTTTTTTTTCCAATTCCAGTTTTAGTTTTTCTATTTCTAGTTCCAATTTGTGTGTGCTAGATTCTTGGTAATTGTCTATTTGACTATTGATTGTGTCAAGTATCATTTGATATGTGAGTTCTTTTCCAACCAAAAACAATTCCAGTTCATTTTCGTGGCCTTCTAAATCGCGAACACGATTATTACGAATTGGTTTATGGTTGTGAATATATGATTCAAAATCTTTGCTCCTATTCACAGCATATGCATCCAATAATACACATTCTTGATATTTGCCTTTGTGTTCATTGTATCTACCAGTTATACCGCGGCGACTTTCGCCAATTTTTACAATATATTGTCCGTTTTCAAATGTTTTTATACGAATGATATAAACAATTGGAATGGATACTGAAAACTGGGTTAATAAAATCTTTTCTCGTTCAATTATTTTTTGATGTTTCAGCTTCTTTTGAAACTCAGCTTCTTTTATAGAGGCATCTTTCGCATTTGTAGTTTGGATAGTTTCCAGTTCTTTTTTTGTGTTTTTCAGTTGTTCTGACAGTTCTTTACACTCTTCCATAACAACTTCCTGTAGTGTTTTTTCCATTTTGATGTAATATTCGTGGATTTCGTCTGATTTTTTTGTTCCTGCTTTTAAACAAAAGCGTTTGAATGTGTTTATGGTTAACATAATTACTTCCTTGTTGTGGCCGCCGCGGGCTTCATTTTGCTTTCTTTCAAGAGAACCCGTTATTTTATAGTCAGTGTCTTCAATAAAGTTTTTTTCTAGTAAAACCTTTGCGTTTACTTTTTGACTGAACCCTATCCATTTCCATATATTATCCAAATCAATTACAAAATCATGCTTGTCATCATAATTCAAGTAGCAATAAAAACTTGAAACAAACATTTGTTGTTCATATGTATTGAAGTTTTGTCTAACCTTTTCTACCATTATGGATTGGTAGTTTCCGCTAAGTTTTGTGAGAGGATTTTTCTCAATCAAGTTTACAATGTCTATGCTCATTATATGATATTATAATGCTAATTCTTTATATCATTTTATACATTTGTTTTTATTTTTAAAAATCAAAACCATATTTACACATTCTCTTATTTAATCTAACATCACTTTGGATGTGGGTATAAACAAATGAAAATTGGGATTACGCGCCTTTGGCGCGACCCCATCCCGCGAAGCGGGATGCTAAATCATTTATGAATGCAAAATATGTAATATATAAGTGACTTTGCTTTTGAACCTTCAAGAGCAAAGTTTTACATTTTAATATTATACCATATAAAATTGAAATCTTATATATCATTCATCTCACCAAGCATATTACAATGAAGTGTTTGGCAAAAGACCGCAACAACAATGGATGTCGCAATTATTACCAACCTGGTTCGCGATTCTGTAAGAATCACCAGTATATGAACGATTATAGCGACACGATGCTTGAGCAGACACGTCTATGCTCTGGTTGTAAGAAGATGTATTTTATGGAACCCGGTATAAATCAGTGTTCTACGTGTAATAATAGAGGCGCGGTCAATCGTGAAAAACTACGCGCCTCAGCGGTTGTTGTGCCGTGTGGAAAATCCGGATGTACTCATTCAAAATCCGCCGACAATGCTTATTGTAGATTCCATCAGATTTGCTTGTTTGAAGACGAATGTGCCAACGCGGGGACACGACCTTGTGTCCGATATTTACACGGATGTCGTGTCCAGTTGTCGTCGGACTACCCGAATCGGAGTTGTGCTGAATGTTTGGAAAAGGAACGGGTGCGAGACCGCGCCGCACGAAGTGCCGTCGTGTCTGAGGTTGTTGATGGAGTAAAACAATGTTCGGTTTGTTGTAAGACATGTTCCGCGGATAAGTTTATCGGGACAAATGGTCAGGAGACCAAGACTTGTAGTCTGTGTCGGGATGAGTTTAATAAGCAAAATGAGAAGCGCGACAAGGAACACGTGCGCGAACTGGACCGGAAGAACTCAAAGAAGCCAGAGAGGGTGGCTGTTAAACAACAGTGGAACGAAAACAATTATGAAAAAGTTGTGTTGAAGACTTTAAATTACAGACAACGTCAAATTGAAGGCAATTATGATGAATATCTCGCAAGAAACGCACATAATGCCGCAAAATGGCGTGAAAATAATCCGGAAAAGGTTGTTGAAAACAATGAAAATAGAAAGAAAAGTATTCCTGCTTCGTTTTATATGTATCAAAAAAGGGCAGAGGAATATAGACTTGCGTTTGAGCTTTCGTTGGATGAGTTTGAATCACTTGTAAAACAACCTTGTTATTATTGCGAAATCATTCAAGAAAAGGGGTTCAATGGCGTTGACCGTAAAAATCAAAAAGAAGGGTATATATCCGAAAATTGTGTCAGTTGTTGTAGGGTATGTAATTTCATTAAAGGTTCTCTTGACAATATCACATTTATACAACGCGTAGAACATATTTTAACAACGCAAAAACGTATTTGTGGCAGTTTATACCCGGATATTTTCCCGGATCACATCAGTTGTGCTTACAATAATTACAAAATCCGAGCCGAAAAGCTTGGTTATGATTTTCAAATGACACACGAAGAATATGCCAGTCTCATAATTCGCAATTGTTATATTTGTGATAAACCAGCAAGTAATACGCATACAAATGGCATAGACAGATTTGATAACAATATTGGGTATGTTTCTGAAAATATAAGACCTTGTTGTTTTGAATGTAATGTGATGAAACTTGACCTTTTATTTGATGACTTTATAAATAAACTTACAATCATTCATAGCTGTAATAAAAATACGGGCAAAATAGACGTAGGCGAAAAAACAATACACCGAATCGTAAAAAATAAAAATAAAAAAACACCAACCGAAATGCGTGAAGAAGCACAACAACGGAAGCAAAAACAACGGGATGACATGCTAGAAAAATATAGCAACGAAGAATACAAAGCACAACATATAAAATTGCTTTCTGATAAAAGAAAGGATTGATAAAAAACATTGGTTTTTTTATCAAACACAAATTGAAATTTAAGCTCTAATACCAGTAATAACACAACAAACATTTCCGGATGTTGCTACTCTGTGCTTTTTAAAAGGGCACAGCACTCTCTCGAGCGGGGATAGACTATATCTTAAGCGGTCATAGAAGGTGATTAATCTTCTCACGCCCATCAGCATTTAGTCGTTGAACCGCCTTCATATCCTATCATAACGGACTTAGAAGACTGGCTGCGGATTGCCCTATAATATGAAACTTTTTACTGTACCTTATGTTGTTATCATAAGCCACCTGTCAATTTCTTGACAAGCTTAGTATTTCATACCTTGAGGGGTTTCCCGCAATTTGGAGATGTCGCAGATTTTGAATCCACTTGCACGTCTTTTGAACGCACATTTGCTCCCATCCGATTTAGGAGTAAGCTACACCACACATACCGGCCATCACTCTTAAGACATTATAAGAGTAGGCATAAACACGGACCTTGGCAGTGTTGGTTCCAACAACAGTTCCCGAAGAAAGGACAAGCTGGAGGGTAGCATTGTCAATTCTGGAGAAGTTACACGTGCCGCTTGGCTGGTGTTCCTCTGGCCTAAGGGCAAAAGAGTACACGTTGATGCCAGTGTCGGGGGCACGGGTGTGGTGCTGGAAGGGCTGGACGACGTCAAAGTAAGAACCTTCTCTCTCAGAGATTCTGTCCTGGCCGTTAAGCTGGAGCTTAGCGGTGACGACGGGGTTCTCACCCCAGCAGTGCATGTTGAGGGCAGTCTCAGCGAGGACGAATGTACCCGCGTCAGAGACAAGGGAGCCGTTGTTGGAACTACCGGAAGCAGCATCAAAGACACTGTGGTCCCAGCCACCGACGTTGTTTCCGAGGGAGGCGTTGGAGGACACAAGGCCATCAAGGGCACCGGGCATCTGGAAGACACCACCGGAGATGAAGGCCTGGGCACCAGAGGTCTCGGCCTGACCACCGAAGACGGCGATCGAGGGAGGGAGAGCATCAATGGCATCGGTGTAGTTGAAGGGTTGGGGTCCGAGAACCTTGTACAAGGTGGAGTTACCCTCCAAAGCATTGCAGTAGTCAACGTTGGAATCGGGCTGGACAACCCAGATGAGCTCCTTGCAGGGGTGGTTGAAGTTGATCTTGATCTTGTTACTGGAAGATCCGACCGACTCATCACCAGTGTATTGGAGCTGCTCAATGAGGTACTCGTGGGGGTTCTGGGCCATCTTTCTGCGCTCGTCAGTATCCAAGAAGATGAAGTCAACATAGATAGAGGCGGCAACAAGGGACTGCTGGTAGGCAGTGGTGACAGCCTGGGAAACACCAGTGGTATCAGAGAGAGACTTAACAGCCCACAAGCACTCACCAATGGGTCTGAAGTCGATGTTAATCTTGACCTCGTGGTACTGGAGAGCAACCAAAGGCAGAGCCAAACCGGGGTTTCGGCAAAACCAGAAGAGGAGGGGGATGTACAAGGTGGTCTCAGGGAGAGCCTTGCGGGGAGCGCAAACCTGACTGGGGCCGCCAGTGGAAGCGCAAGGGCCGTTGATGTCGGCGAAAGCGGGGTCGCACAAGTAAGTCAATTGGGTGGTGTGTCCAATCATCTTGTAGTAACCAGCCTGTTGCTCAGAAGAGAGGGTAAGCTGATTCCAGATGTGCATCCAGTCACCATATTGGCGGTCAATTCTCTGGCCACCGATCTCAACCTCAACGAGGGCAATGAGCTGCTCACCGGGGTAGTCCAACCAACGGGCATAGACGGGGCCAGTGCCGGAGGCACCCATAGACTGGTTAATCTCAGGGAGAGTGACCTGGACATAGGTGCGGTAGGCAAGATCTCCGTTTCTGGAGATGGTGCATGAAACACGGCGACCGAAGTCAGCCTGGCCGTTGAAAGTCTGCTCAATAGACTCCATGGCGAAGTTGGTGTGGCGTCTGTAGGACACCTTCCAGAAAGTGATCTCGGGGTTTCCAGTAAGGAAAACGTCTTGGGCGCCGTAGGCGACTAATTGCATAAGTGCTCCTCCCATTTTTTATATATACTTCGGAAACATATTTTTTCCTAAATAATCGCGCAAACACCGCATTTTGCGCTTCTAAAATGGGCATTTTCGGTTGGATTATTTGTTCGTCCTACACCGATGTAGGTATCATACAACAAGCGACTTCGTATCAGGCATTTATCAATATGCCTCGTTGTGTCCCCACTTTTTATTGTCGGGACATTATTTAGAAAAATGCCGCGGATTTGTAAAATGGTGGGGTGTCGCAATCGGCCTTTGTATGGTGTGGAACCGGGTGGACCCCAGTTTTGCGCTGAACATAAGAGCCCAACTATGACAAACCGCGCGACAAGTAACACGACAAGTAACACGACAAGTAACACGACAAGTAACACGACAAGTAACACGACAAGTAAATTGATAGTGAATGCTACAAAATGTCTTGGTGTGGAGTGTAATGATAAGCCAGCAAATCCGCGATTTCGTGGCTATTGTGTTGCTTGTTATAAGACCTTATTTCCAGAGGACCCTCTCACCTTCCAGATGTTGTATCGAACAAAACAAGAGGTATTACGACAGTACACCCTATTACGACAGTACACCCTATTACGACAGTACACCCTATTACGACAGTACACCCTATAGAGGACCACAAGGAAATGCCACAAAAAACAATCGTCATCCTATTCAATCCAGAAAAATACATTGATTCAAATGGGCAAAATGTGAATCCGATGCTATATATGCGATTGCCTCTATTGGAAGACGAAATCGCACACCAAATGGAGCGTATTATTGCTCGCGAAAACACGAACCCAGTGGAAGTTGTACGACTCTTTACCTCAGTGTGTCCATTGAGGAGTTTTCCAGAATAAACTTCTCTAAATAATCGTCTTGAAATATTTCTTTTTTACCGTTGTGCGACTTCTGGAATATATAGTTGCCGTCACGTTTTTTCACACTCCATCCTTGTTCCAATGAATTGTAGATAAATGCCATTTTATAGATGGTTTTTGTGTCTAAATCCAGGTGGGGGGGCTGACTCATTTACATATTTTGATGAATGTTTTATTGGGTTTCAAACGATAAGCCCGCCGAAGGCGGCCGACTCCAAGGCACGGAGTGCCGACTCCAAGGCACGGAGTGCCGACTCCAAGGCACGGAGTGCCGACTGGAAGGGCCTTACGCTCATCCCTTCGTGTAATCTGCGTTTGAAATGTGGTTAAGTTCCAAGGAACACGTCTTAATCAATTTCCCAATAAGGACATAAAATCTATAAAGTATATTATTTAGGATGAACGACGGACCGACCACACACGACATCATTTTACACGAAGACGAAGCACGTTATGTGATGTTTCCAGTGCGCGACGAAGACGTTTGGAAAATGTACAAGAAACAGGTGGATTGTTTTTGGCGCGCGGAGGAAGTGGATTTGTCCAAGGACCTTGGTGATTGGAGCCGGCTCAATGAAGACGAGCAATATTTCATTTCTATGGTCCTGGCATTTTTCGCGGCAAGTGACGGAATTGTGATGGAGAATCTGGCGACCCGGTTTATGGCCGACGTACAGCTCTCGGAGGCGCGGGCCTTCTACGGATTTCAAATCGCGATGGAGAACATCCATTCCGAGATGTACAGTTTGTTGATTGATACCTATATCAAGGACCGCGAGACGCGAGGCCGTATGTTCTCGGCGATTAAAACCGTCCCGTGTATCCAGAAGAAGGCAGACTGGGCGCGCAAATGGATATCGGGGGACCAGTCGTTTTCCACACGGCTCATCGCATTTGCGTGTGTAGAAGGCATCTTTTTCAGCAGTAGTTTTGCCGCCATTTATTGGATTAAGAAGCGCGGACTTATGCCCGGACTCACTCTTTCCAACGAGTTCATCAGTCGCGATGAAGCCCTTCACACCGAGTTCGCGATTATGCTTTATAGCAAGTTGCTGGAGAAAACCGACAAGACGATTGCGCAAAGCATCGTGAAAGATGCGGTGGAAATAGAGAAGGAGTTTATTACGGTTGCGCTTCCGTGCCGGATGATTGGGATGAATATGAAGTTGATGTCGCAATATGTGGAGTTTGTGGGGGACCGCCTGTGCGTTCAATTGGGGTTGCCGAAGATTTACGGGGTTCCGAATCCGCTGGATTTTATGGAGTTGATTAGCGTGGACAGCAAAGTCAATTTCTTTGAACGCACGAATAGTGAATATGCGATGGCAAATAAAGAGGTGGCGACGGATGTCTTTGACTTCAATGCGGAGTTCTAACGCACAAAACCGTAAATTATCTATAAATACAGATTATATATATAGATGGCCGAAAAAAGAGCGAGTGATTTGATAGAGGGTTTTTCAGAAAAGAGAAATCGTACATATTATTACAATCCGGTAACAAAGGAATCGCATTGGAACGCGCCATTGGCGGCGGACAAGCCATCGGCGGCGGACAAGCCATCGGCGGCGGACAAGCCATCGGCGGCGGACAAGCCATCGGCCGAGTTCAAATTAGATCCATTTGTCGCCGAATTGAAAACTAATCCGACCATTCATTTATTGGAACACGGAATGAAAAAATATACCAAATACGCCAATAATAGAGGCAACTTCATTCGACTCGTTTTTAAACATTTACCAATAAATGACACCGTCCGCGTTGCCGTTTATATCATTCAATCCATTTTACATAAAACCGGCAAAAAACCGTCCGACGTATTGAAATTAATCTTGTATGGGCGTGGGCACGGAGGCCCCGACTGTATTAATTGGTGTGATAATACTGCGATGGGAAATGTAGCGAACGTCACACATATGCCCATCGTTGCCCCCGGACAATATGGATACGATTTTACATTTGAAGAAGGAAAAAAACTGGTTTCAAAATTGGTTGAAAAACGCGGTGAACCATTGTCGCGCGCCGAAAAAGAACCCAGTCGCGAAAAATGTATCAATGAATATTCCAAACTTTGCGCAAGTAATCAACGCAACCTAGAATTATTTCGTATCAATGAACCCATAATAAAATCTGAAACGGAAGCCCTGGAACGCATTATATCAAATAATTATAGTTGGTTTAATCCAGATGAGGATGCTCGTTTGAAAATGAATGCGCTTATGAGATGGTGTAAAAGAAATAAGATAGAGTGTAATTTGGAGGAAGGTATGAGCATTTCTAACGCAATAAATGCTGTAAAGCACGAGTTTGCAAAAAAAGACAGACTTTTATGGGAAACCCAACAAAAAATGAAAAACCAGAATTGCGTGATAAACTCAGGAACTGATACTAAGTCAAATATGGCGAAAGCAACAAGTATAACTAGAAATATGCAATTGCTTAGTAGTTGTCGCCAGATTTTTGCGAATATTTATGGAGTATTTGTTGTGAAACCCAGTTTTATAGCGGGGAATCCATTGTATGGTCGAATCATAGAAATGATGCTATACGAAATAACAGAAATATATAAAGACCGTGATTCAGATACATCACAAAATGGGTTTGTAATAAATAGCTTATATAAATATGAACCGGGATACAAGCCAAATGACGACGGTATGTTTTATAATTTGTTGCGTTGGTTTTATCGCGCTATCAAGAAGAAGACATTCACACTGAACAAAATGATTGACAGATATGGCATATTGGACCCGTCTCAGTTGATTACAAAGGTCGGCCAATTATTTGAACAAGGCGAGAATGACCGAATTGAAATCGTATATTTGGTTGACTGTTGTAGAAAAGAGATTTCACCACTTGACCCGAGTTTGATGGATGATTCGCAGACGTATGGCGGCAAGGGTAAAGGTACACGTAAGCGCAAACGAAGCGCATATAAACAACCAACACGCCGGCAAAAACGCATATAATTACGACCCAATAAATAAAATACACAAATGTTTTATTTATTTATTCATAAGACAATGGACTCCGCCGCCCATTTTCTTACACTCGCTCAAGGGGACACAAACCACGGGTTTCTTGGTGGCACCTGCTAGACGTTCGCTCCCTTCGGTCGCCAGGACAAACTTGTCAAACACCACGAAATTACAAACAAAATCGCGCTGTTCTTTATCCGTGATTTCAAAAAGAGTGTATCCCAGATGTTTCAAATATTCAGACAACGGAAGAGAGGCGATTTGTTTTCCCGTCCTCTCATAAACATCTACTACAAACCGTTTTGCGCCCGACCAAATGACCGCGACGTCGTCTATGAATCCCAACAACAAGTCCAAATGTATGATGGTTGAGTTGTCGGATGTGATTCGCGCGACCTTGGGTGTGCCGAAAACGTCGGCCGCCATCATATCGCGTATTGCCAGTCGGCTGGTTCTCGGCCCAGCCATTATAAAAGAGACGCCACGATGGCAAAGGTAATCGCCGCCCTCTAAGAATCCTCGTTCTACTATGTAATCTGGTTTCTTTGGAATATTATTGGTCTCTTTGGCACGCAACGTGTTGCGAAACTTGGCCGACACTAGGTGCGTCGGAGTTTCTATAAAAGGGTCGCGGATGAATGCCGCATCTTGGGTCTGCGATTTTTACAATGCGAATGCCGCGGCGCACCAGTTCTGCCAACATATTCTCGTATTGGACGTAAGCGAGAGGGACCGAGACCGGTGCGCCCGTTGTTTTGTATTCGGTTATTCGCAGGGGGCATACTATTATAGCCTCTCTTTTTACCATTGTATATTATTGTTTTCTATTTTTTATATCGGTGAAGATTTAAAACGGCACACCTGCGGTGTTCTTTGTTTCAAATCGTTACCGATACCGCGCCATTAAAGAATTAAAACGTGCCTTTTTAATTCTTTAACGGCGTATATCGTGTTTCAGTTTATCAAAATATGTGTACTTTCGCATATGTTCGGCCTGGATTTGTTCTATCCACTCAACGACGTTTTCCACCTCCAATACTTGCGGCAAAATCGCGATTTTCTGGTCTTGCGACAGGTCGCTGTATCCCGCCACCTGGTATCCCAAATAGTGGTTAAACATATACCACTGTTTCGCCGGCATCAGTGATTTCCACAAAATGTCATTCTGGTAAATCCAGTGGGCCTTTGTTCTAAAGAGGTTCTCCACATTGGAGTCAAACAGTTCAACCAACTCGGTCATCATCGGACGGTTCACCAAGTATCCGGCGCCATTGGTAGAGGACGATACGCGCGACACCAAATAGCCAGTGTATTCGGGAATGACCACCGGCGAACAAGTGGTGAGCATCACGACATCCCACGGGACTTTCATATCAAAAAACGCTCCCAAATCCGCGTTCACTTTCTCGGCGTCGGCGATGAAGCGGAAATCGTCTTCCAGAATCAAGACATTTTGGTATCCCATCTCGTAGGCGAGTTGTAGGGCATTTGCGTGGCTGACAAGACACCCCGTGTTGGGACAGCCATTGTAGCTGGACGCGGGAAACCGCAAGAGTTTGTCCTCGGGCGCGCCGATACGCGCAAAGTCGGCCTCTATCTCGGCGCGGCGGTCTGTCCGAGCATCCATATTGATATAAATGATTTTGTCAATATGGTTCATTGGTTCTTTTTCGGCAAATACCTCTAATAGGGTTTACGCAGAATTGATATAACACGGCATCGCATCAATGTTGATGATAGGTTCTTTGGGGGCTTTGGTCTGTCTGTATTTTGCGAACACGGGTTTTCGCATAATGTCTTTCGGAACCAGGTTATTCACGATTCGCGCAATCATCTTGTACAATTTGAATCCGGGATACCTCTCTTCACCGCTGGATTTATAGAGGATATTCTTGCCGTAATCGTCTTCGCACCATTCGTCAATAATGTTTTTCAGCGCTGTGGAATCAGAGTCCATCGTGAAGTCATAGAGGGAGCAACCGAGGCGCGAAATGTCAAAACTGGGGTTCGGCTCAATACGCGCCTTCTTCGGGTTGAAGTAGGGGTCGCAATTGTACTGCGAATTGGCGTCACCATTCTCGGCGAAACTGTCGCTACAGAAACGGCGGCCGTTGAATTGGTAGATGGCGCGGCCAAAGTCAATGAGCTTGAAGATACGGCCGTGAGTCGGGACACGATAGTATTCGCCTTCAAATAAGTAATGGATGAACTTTTGGTCGGTTTTCACGAACATAATGTTGTTGGTGTGTAGGTCGTTGTGGGTGAAACTGAATGTCTTTTGGTAGGTCGCGAGCATAATTAGGATTTGGAAAAGGGCGGCGATGGTTTCGTCGGGAGAGAGGGCGTGCTGAACCAAGAGTTCGTCAAAGGTTCCGGTACACTTCTCTTGGAAAATCAGCTGGACGGGGAAATCGTGTAAATAGGCGAACATCTTTTCGTCTTCGTCGTCGGTGAAGTCAGTGTAGTTGCTGTCGTCATCGGCACTGTCGTCTTCTTTATCCCCCTCTGGACTACACCCACCGCAATAGGATTTTCCATCCACAGTTGTGATATATTTCGGCGATGAAACCACACATTCGCATTCTTCGCACTTCAGTGAAACATCGCACTTCAGTGATTCGGTACACTTACGCGATTCGGTACACTTACGTGATTCGTCAGCTTCGCTAGATGAATTGGACACGGAGGATGACGACGATTCCGATGACGACGACGATGTAGAAGATGCCCTGCTGCGCCTCTCATCACAAATATATTCTACTTGGGCCTCTGTCAAAACGTTCGTGAGATCGGTGCCTTCGGCCAAAGGACTGATGCCTTCGGCCAAAGGACTGATGCCTTCGGCCAAGGGACTGATGTCACAGCCTTCGGCCAAGGGACTGATGTCTTCGGCCAAGGGACTGATGTCTTCGGTCAAGGGACTGATGCCTTCGGCCAAATCCTCTATCCCAAGGTCCAGCGTCTCGTCATCCGCGATTTTCAACTTGTCACGATTGCGTCGCGACCCCGGTCCCGACTTCTGTTTGAATATCGCAGTCGCATCTTCATCCAAGTCAAAGTATTTAGAAATGTTTTTTGAAAAGTATTCGGAATCCTCTAAGAACTCCAGGTCATCGGCCACATTGTATTTGAATCGCGACTGAATACCAAGAAACGAACCATAATATTGAACACCGTGAATCCATCCGTGGTTCTCATACATCATAGAGGTCAGATAAGAGAAGAATCCATCAACATATGCGGAGTTGTTGGGGTCCAAGAGTTTAGGAAAACACGTTTCGGGCGTGGAATCCAGCGTGGGCAATTGACGCATAATGGGTTTCTCCAAATCGTATTTACCGCGAAGGAAATGAAGGGGGTCCAAGAGAGGCGACGATTTCACGAAAATACTGGCATCCCTTGGGGCGTTTTTGCCATCCACCACGGTCTCTAGGCTGGACGCGATGTACTTGTGGTTCAACGTGATTTTCTGGCAATTTGTGGAATCCATATTGAAGAAGAGATTGTAGAGAGGATTGTAGGATTGGAGACCCGAGATGCGGAATGGATTGTAGGCGTATTCGGACTTTTCACAATCAGCGTCGGATTCATACTGCTTGGACTCGCTTTGCTTAGCCATTACTTCTAAATTGGGCATTCTCACCTTTTGATAATTTACTCGGAAAGGGTCCATCGTATGTCTTAATGATATACCTAAAACAACCAATATTTATATCTGTAATCAACGCATTTATATATAACCTCTATTCTAGCATTTAGCAAAAGCATTGACCGAAAAGCATTGACCGAAAAGCATTGACCGAAAAGCATTGACCGAAAAGCATTGACCGAAAAGCATTGACCGAAAAGCATTGACCGAAAAGCATTGACCAAAAAGCATTGACCAAAAAGCATTGACCTACTCGTTGTATATGAGATTTAATTATATGGAACAATCCTATATTAATTTCTTCTAAATGACTCTAGAATTACGGAAGTTTGATATGCGGTCAATCACGTTTGACCCAAAAGAAAACAAAGGTCCCGTGATTGTCCTCATTGGGCGCAGAGACACCGGTAAAACATTTTTGGTTAAAGACCTCCTGTATTTTCACCAAGATATCCCGATTGGCACAGTGATATCTGGCACTGAAGCCGGTAACGGGTTTTACGGTAAACTCGTGCCGAAACTCTTTATCCACGAAGAATACAACTCGGTTCTTATTGAGAATGTCCTACGACGCCAGCGCGCGGTGATGAAACAGTGTAACCAGGAAATGGAGACCTATAAGAAGTGCTCCATTGACCCGCGCACCTTTGTGATTCTGGATGATTGCCTCTATGACAACACGTGGGCTCGGGACAAATTGATGCGCGCCCTGTTCATGAACGGGAGACACTGGAAGGTGATGTTAATCATCACAATGCAATACCCTCTCGGTATTCCGCCGAATCTTCGTACCAACATAGACTACGTTTTTATATTGCGTGAGAACTATTTGGCCAATCGTAAGAAGATTTGGGAGAACTTCGCCTCTATGTTCCCCACGCTGGAGTCGTTTTGCTCGGTGATGGACCAAACCACTGAGAATTATGGAGCGTTGGTTCTGAATAATAACGCCAAGTCCAACAAAATAACCGACCAAATCTTTTGGTACAAGGCCGAAGACAGACCTGACTATAAGTTGGGAGCCAAAGAGTTCTGGGAATTGTCCAAGAACTTGACGGATGATGATGAAGGCGACGAATATGACCCGAATGCCAAGCGGAAGGCTAAGGGAAACAATATTATGGTGAAGAAAACTGGCGGTGAAGCACCGATAAGCGAAGCACCGATAAGCGAAGCACCGATAAGCGAAGCACCGATAAGCGAAGCACCGATAAGCGAAGCACCGATAAGCGAAGCACCGATAAGCGAAGCACCAATAACTTTTGTTTATTATTTGTGATAAACAAAAATTGTAATAATTATTTTGTCCGAGATTTGTACGATTTTGATTTGCCTCTATTGGTTTTGCGCTTTTTACTGAATCTGCGTTTTTTGGACCCACCGGGTGAACTAAACAGAGCCCCTTTTTTGACGGCGGGCGAATCAAACCGGCTTCTTCCGCTAAGTTTTTCGTCATTGGGCGAATCAAACAGACTTCTTCCATGTGCTGGAGTTCCAACGCTCATCTTAACTGGGCTCTCCCTTCCATTCGGTATTCTCAATGGCGAATAATGTACATCCCCTTCCGGCGAATAAGCCATGTATTTTGGCGGCGATTCGTCAAATGAAAATACGGATCCTTCTATATCCGGTCTCTTCTTTTTTCCAAGTATTTCCTTTGGTTCAATCCTCTCTTTATATTTGGCAATTTCACCAGCAATATACATTTCACGGTCTCCAACATCCGTGGGGAAAACAATCCCGTCATATTTGAACTCTGTCGGTTTACATACCATAACTTCATACGAACTATTCTCTTCGCCCTCGGACCGTGTTGAGACATACCCATTACTTCCAGTTGTACATAAATAATCGTAAAATATTTTGTCTTTTTCAAAAATAGAATTGCTATGGCCGATGGTATTATTTGTTGGGTCATACCCGTAGTTTATTTTTAATACTTCTTGTACAACTAGGGGTGCTTTGTCGTAGATACTTTTCAATACATCCGGATTGTCTAAATGAAGTAGTTCAATATCTGCGGTTGCGGTCCAGCTGTGAATGATGCCATATTGTTTTACATCATCTGGGATCAGACCAAAAAAGGTGGGGGCTTCAACAAGGGAACCGATTTTATCTTTATTCCGAATGTAAAACGGTGTATCGCCTCGGTACAAGGTTGTTCCGATACCAATCACATATTTTTCGGGACTAAAAACAGACTTTTTTGGTGTTATCATCTATATATATTTATTGTGTAAAATAAATATACATATGCTCTGTTTTTAGTTCGCATTACATAGCATTACATAGCATTACATAGCATTACATAGCATTACATAGCATTACATAGCATTACATAGTCGCCAGATACATATTGAAATATCCACTCACCTTCACAATCTGGTACCCAAGCACATCCCGCAAATAATTGAACAACGCCGAGTTCTCATTGTTCGACTCAAACAAAATCTTGGGATACCCCGCCCTCACAATCGTGTCCATCCCCCCCTGTAAAACATACAGCTCATTCTCCTCTACATCCATTTTGATAAAGGATATGCGTTCTTGGATATTGAGCGAGTCCAGCGTCCTCACTTGGATTTCTTCGGTGCCAAGGATTTTGTCCGCGGGTGGGGCCCATACGGTGGAACCGCCTCCATCATTACTCACAATATGGAGGGTTTTCGTACCCACTTGGGACTCGTTACCGAGACCGTATTCGTGACAGACGATATTGCGAGCACCGCTGAGCGCCACGCCGCCACACAAGGCATAATAGGTCTGGCGCTGGGGTTCAAATGCCAATACCTTGGCGGCAAAGGGCGCCAGCGTGATGGCATAGCTGCCCGTGTGGGCGCCGATATCTAGGAAAAGGGAGTCTTTGTTACAAAACTGTTTACACCATTCGATGAGGTTGTTTTCAAAGAGACCGCGGTCGGCATAATAAGCGGTATTTACGGAAGGCATCAAATAGGTGAGCGAGCGATTCACGAAAATAATCTGATTCTCAGTGTTGTTGTCGGCGGGGGCATCGGCGTCTTTGGTCAGAATGATGTATTTCGTGGCCATCGTTGGATAACTTGGCGCCAAATCTTTATATACACTATTGAAGAATAACACCGGAATAATATTTTGGGATGGGATAATATAGAGGATGACAGATTTTGTAAATACACAAAAAACAAAGAAGCACTTTTCTTGTTCCAGATTTTGAAAATATACTTGGAAAAGGGGCAAACAAAGAAGTTTATCCAACAAGGATATCAACTTCTACAAACCAATGGCCTAAGTTGGATATAAATACAGAAACCCCGACTGTAGTAACAGAAACCCCGACTGTAGTAGCATTCCAGAAAGTAAACAGTTTACAAAAGTGGACTCGTATGATTGATGAAATAATGCTCCAGAAAGAATTGGCCATCCGTGGATTGGCGCCAGATATTCACGCGGTATTTGTAAGAATTATACCTCCCAATTTAAAAATAATTAAAAAAGAATATATAGATGAAGATATAAAAAACTTGAAAAATAAGTTGGAAGAATATAAGAAAGACTACATAATGGAATTTGCTATATTCCAAGAAAAATGTGATGGAGGAGACCTACAAAAATATCTAAAAACGAATCTTGAAGGAAAAACCGATATTAGAATTATCAAAGGTATGTTGAAATTGGTTGACCAACAAGTGATTGAATTAATGGTTAACATCATAAATGCTGGTTATATAAATACCGATTTCAAAACAGAGAATACTTGTGTTATACTTGAAAGAATTATAGGATTGGATTTTAGCAGAGTATTTGTAATCAGCATTGATGAAATTATGGAAAAAGCAGCTGCCAAAGGTATTGTTCTTAATGCTGCCGACAATAATGAACTTGTTAAACAAAAGTTCATTGAGAAATCGCTGTTATATATGAGAATACAATACTATGTCACATTTATTACCAATTTTTATTGGTTTGCCCAAATAGATTACCGGAAAATACTTGGAGCCGTTTTGACAGAACAAGGGGTAACAGAAGCATCGGTGAATGCTATGGTTGATTATATGGTGTCGTTTAATGGAAAAAATATATTTCAACATTACCCGGGTACCATTGTTGCGAATCCGGACGTTGATGCGAATCCGGACGTTGATGCGAATCCGGACGTTGATGCGAATCCGGACGTTGATGCGAATCCGGACGTTGATGCGAATCCGGGCGTTGATGCGAATCCGGACGTTGATGCGAATCCGGGCGTTGATGCGAATCCGGGCGTTGTTGTGAATCCGGGCGTTGATGCGAATCCATTTATGATGTTGTCACATTATTTGAAATATTTTGGAAAAAAATACCTTATGTTAAATAATTCAGAAATAACCGACGAATCCTTTAAAAATATAACCGTAGAACTCTTTAAAAAAATATTGACATTTGCGATTGGATTGCGTGATACCATTGATAGTAGTATAACGATGCGCGTTCTTTCGAATATGGATAATTCTAAGCGGGCTAATAATTTGAAACGTTCTAAGCAGACTCTTTATAAGCTGGTTCTTTCTAAGCGGACTAATAATTTGGAACGTTCTAAGCCGGCTCTTTTAAACCAGGATCTTTTAAACCAGGATCTTTTAAACCTGGCTCGTTCTAAGCAGGCTAATTATAATATGGATCTTTCTACGAAGGGAGGTTCTAAGTTGGCTCTTTCTAAGTTGGCTCTTTCTAAGTTGGCTCTTTCTACGAAGGCTCTTTCTAAGAAGGCTCTTTCTAAGAAGGGAGGTTCTAAGAAGCATCATAGTAAAACCCTAAAAAAAAATAACCTTTTATAATATAATATGTCTAGTTTTGATAAACCCCACTTATATCCTAGCAGCACCGTGATTGGTAAAGGTACTTACAAAACTGTCGTTTCAGCTACCAATGTTAAAGAAGGACAATATGTTGCTTTTGGAATTGAATCCAATGTGCCTCCTGAAAATGTGGCTGTAGCATTTTGTCGAATAACCAATGTCAATCCAGGTAAAAGGGTCATTGATGAAATATTACTTCAATACGTATTTTCAAAAAAAACACCCCAAATGGCACCATATATATATGGAGTTGTAATTCATTCAAAAAAGGATAATTATATACGCCGTTACGTTGGAGAATCACTCAGTACAATAAGAGATAGCTATATTGGAGATACATTTTTTATTTATCAACAAAAATGCGATTCATCTTTAGACAAACACATTAAAGCAAATATAGAAGGAATCGGTGGAAGAGCGCGAGAATATATAGAAAGAGATACGGAAAGTCTCTTAGAAAATACCCATTCAAGTATAAAAGAGTTGTTTAACAATATTGTGGATATCGGATATATAAATATGGATATCAAGGCTGAAAATATTTGTCATTTTAATGGAAAAGATGATGCCAATGGAAATACAATAAGTAAGCCTTCAAATATTGGATTAGACGTTGACCCTGCGTTTGTTATACCCTTTGTTAAAAAGATAAGAGAATCCACAATTACAATAGAGAGTCAAGAAACAACAATTAAACAGTTTTCTACGTATGCCAAAATATTTATGCTTATTGAGTACTATTTATTATTTTTAGAGAAATATCCACAATATATAAAAATTGTTTCGGAATTATTAAATCGTGAATCAATTGATAATACAAAAATAAATGATGTATTAAACTTTATGAAATTAATGGAAAAAGAAAATATTTTTAAATATGAAAATGAAAACTTTACGCCGGTATCTATGATAAAACACTATTTGTCATATCATTTGAAAAAAAATGAATCAGACGCGTTGGTTTTATTGAGAGGAATGGACATACCAACGCTTTCTAATAAGCTTTGTAAATATCTTGGGTTATCCGAAAGTTCGGCATCGGGTAACTCAGGTGCAGCATCGGATAAACCAGGTGCGGAATCGGGTAAAGATGCGGCATCGGATAAACCAGGTGCGGAATCGGGTAAAGATGCGGAATCGGGTAACTCAGGTGCGGCATCGGGTAATCCAGGTGGTAGTCGAAGGGCCGGCTCCAAGAATGCCTTTAGTCGAAGGCGCTCAAGAAAAGTGAAATCAAAAAAAAAGCATTTAAACAAGAGAGGCCATAAAACTATAAATGCTCGCACATAGAAATCAAACCCAAAACGAATTATTACTAAACAGTTTATTAGACTTCTACGGCCGTGACGGCAATATGGAGAAAATGATGAAAATCATCAACGGCGAATCGCGGATTTCCCTGCGAATCATTGACTGGTTTGTCACCAATTTCGCCAAAAAGAACTTCACCGTGTATTCCATCCCCGCCAAGAATCGGTGTAGTACTGTCTACAATGGAGAGGAAAATATGGAGCGGTTCAAGGTATTCAATAGTTATAAGTTGGAGCTGAAAGCCTATAGTAAAATCCGTTTTGACCCCTTTTCGCGCAGGGAGCGAATTATGATTCCATATGCGGATGAAACCTATTTGGAGACCACGATTGGCCAGCTCAATTTCTTCAAATGGGCGATTGATAATCGGGTCCTGGAATACATTGATGAGAACTATGATGCCATAGAGGCAGATATGAACTCGCGCAATAGTATTTCCAAGAAGAATGTAGAGGAGTCGGGGGACAACAAGACGCGCAAGAAGCGGGAGGAGTTGTCGGTGTCGGCGTGTAAGACGATTAAGAAGGAGACGGTTTCTATAACGGTGCGCTTTAACTAAGGGGAACCGCTTTGCTTATCCCCTTTAACCCCTCCTTTATTGGAAACTGTTTTTCTTCCAACTTCTTTTATGCCCTTTAACCCCTCCTTTATTGGAAACTGTTTTTCTTCCAACTTCGCTTATGCCCTTTAACCCCTCCTTTATTGGAAACCGTTTTTCTTCCAACTTCGTTGATGCCCTTTAACCCCTCCTTAAGGGGGCATATTATTTCACCAAATCATATTTATCTATGTGATGAATATGATATATTTTGTCAATTCTTTTAACGCCTCTGCTTCTTGCGTTGCGACTGTTTTTTATTATGCTGTCGCCTTCTTTTTGTGCCACGCTTTCCAGTCCTACGGCGCTTTCCTCCCATAAAGATGGCCTTGCCAGGACTCACACTTTCGCCATTGAATCCTGGCATCACTTGTTCGGGTCTTGTGTCCGCGCCCCCGCTCATCTTGCTAGAAAACGGATTCGGCATAAGATTGGCTTTGCCAGGTAAATCATCCGGTAATATTTGTTTGGGGTCCATTATATATTAGCGGCATACAAATATAAACGCAATCCAAGAAGATTCTCTAAATGTCTGTTGCCGTCGTATTCGTCTGTAACTTCCGCTACTTGGATAAGTTCGTCGCCACTTGCGGCAGCCTCATTGAAATCGGCGATTATCGCGGACCCATTGTGCTCGTTGTAGGCGACGATTTGCCCACTGTGGACTCGCACCCATTCATCGTGGAGCACGCCGACCAAATCCAGGTGCGCCATTGCCCCGACATCGTTTTTTCCCCCGAAACCCTCGCGGCCATACAAAAAACGAACGCCGCGTGCGGCAAGAGTGGATTCAAATTGTTCCAGTACCACAAGTTCCATATTTTCACGCCGTTCTTCCGGCAATGGGACTACATTTTCTATGTGGATTGCGGGGCCAAGATTTATGCGCCCATTGCGCCCATCCTGGCATCCAAGAAACCCGGCAAATTGGTGGCTCATTCGGACGCCTATCCCAGCTACCAATGGCGATTGAAAGACCAATTCACCAATAATATTAGTATTAGTCCGTGGAATGGGGGTGCCGATTACTTCCAGTCCACGATTATGCTTTTTCATAGTGCGTTGATTCGCGACACCACCTTTGACGAGCTCGTCCAACTCGCCACGAAATACACCAACTCTTGTACCAATGACCAGGGCATCTTGAATCTCTATTTTGCCAATTCGTGGGAACAGATTTCGTTGGGTGATATGGAAACCTATTACTACGATTTCAATATTCGCTCTCAAGACCGGCCTTATGAGTCGGCGCGGCCTTTACAAGTCGGCGCAGCCTTTATGAGTCGGCGCGAAACGTGCTCGTAATGATGAACGAACATATGGCGTCTAACCACTGGCACCCTTTGCTTTCCACACCAACATAATCCGTCTCAGCATTCGTGTCAATATGTAAGACCTTATAGTTTTTGTCCTCATGGCAAATGGTATGGACCGTGGCATCATCGCACAACGTATAGTCATCGGCGCATTTGGTATCAACCAACCACTCCTTGTGGTATTTCGCGCACTTTTCCAAATAGGCCAACGGTATACCATCTTCGCCCGGGCGATTGCGCTTGGAGATACGTCGATGACACGTCTCGGGACTGGAATCCAGATACACGACCGCATCCATACGGTACTCGTCAATGAACTCGCGATACCATTCCGCGTATATGTTGTATTCTATGTCTTCCACGATTCCGTCGTCGTGGAGCATATCCATAAATATGTTTTTATCAGCGCACAAGGAGCGTTCAATGATGATGATTTCGCACGTCGGGTTTTGTGCGATGGCGTTCTTGAGAAGCGAGAGACGACTGATATAGGCCATCACCTGGAATGTGAAAGCATATCGGCGCTGGTCTTTGTAAAACTTCTCCAAAATCGTCTGTCCGGTCTCGTCGCGAAACTTCTCCCACATATTCACCGGTTCTTCTAGGAACAAAATCAAGCTATCGTCGGTTAATCTTGAGGCCAACGCGGGACGCAGTTTTGACAGAAGCGTGGACTTCCCAGTGCCGATGTTGCCTTCAATGCTTACGATGAGTGGTTTTCTGTTTGCGGACATTTTATAATATTGTGTAGCCGTTAGTTTTATATTCTATTATTTGGGCAATTCATTTTCAATTTTCCCATAAACCGTACGAAAAATTGATTCGGTGCGCCTACAATATAGGATAGCAAATAAAACAGAATGACCGAATCTTTTACCTACCACGATATGGTGTGTGGCCGCTACGGAACGGCGCCCGAAGAACAGCGAATCCACATAATGGATGAATCGGAGATGAAACAGTTTTGCGCTTGGCGCGCACGGGCCAAGATGGTCTCGGATTACAAGCGTTATTTAGCACTAAACAAGCGGGCGATGATTGTGAATCGGACAATGACCCGGTGGGATATGGACCGCGAACTCTTCCGTATTTATTTGCGCTATGCCGTGAAAGAAGAAGAGTTTGACCAGGTCTATGACGATTTGATTTATTTGAACAAACAGACGATTTTGAAAGCCAGGGCCAAACTGGCGACGTTTATGAAACATTTAGACCCCATTGTGGTCAAACGGCTGGACCGCAATTTGAACATTGTGTATCAAAAATCGTACAATTACCCGGAGCATTGGAGAGCACGGGGATACAGCGCGCCGCTCACAACATTGATAGATGCCAAGCGGCGAATCGCAGTGGCATACACGCGTCGACATAGACGCGCCGGCGTTGTAAAAAAGTAATCATATAATATATTAATTGACGATGCTTGCCTATGTAAAACACGTTGTATCCATTTTGGTTTTTTTATTTTTATCCTTGGTAATCGGAAATTATTTGATGAAACGGTTTCTTTCAACAAGCATTCGCTCCACGATTGAAGGGATGGAGACGGACATTTTGTCGTCGCTTGCGGATGCTGATTCTACTGATGAACTCGCTACTGATGAACTCGCTACTACAGGTGCCACTACTACAGGTGCCACTACTATGCCAACTGTAGCGGCTTTAACAGAGCCTTGCGAAATCAAAGACGTGGACAAACCCATTGAATTGGCGGCGGCATTTGAAAAGGTGAATAAACAGACCGATATGATACGAACCCTGAATGAAGTGACCGAACCGGTTTCTCCACTCAAAATTGACAAATCCGGCGACGCCGAGTTTCTCGTATTAACCAATTTGAAACTGCTCGTGAATAATGGAATTAGCAAAAATGAGGCAAGTTTGAAGGCAGTATATGACCAATATATCGGCAATCGCGAAGTTACTCTGCTAGCAACTGATATGAACTCCTTGAAAATAGAAAAAGCAAATGCGGATGCCTTACATAAGCAAGAGATTGCGCTGATATGCCGGGCAAAAGTCATTATTGATGGACACCAAACACTCATTGACCGCATTTTAGAGAAAGGCGCAGATGAGTAATTACACCGGCTTTTCGTTTCTTTTCATAAAATATATGTCAATGCCGCCTAAAAAAAAGAAACCTTCTATTAAAAAGCCGACTATGTCTATCTTGCCTACAAATACTATGTTTTTACAAAAAAACTATTCGGATTTAATTGTGGGTCCAAAAGCCACGGATTTTGCCTCGATTCGTAATGAAATCAATGAATACGAAAAAGCCTTGGATGGAAAACCGTCTACGGTTGTTTTGACGGCGATGCCGCCTTTTGGTCAGATTTATTTTCATCCTACGGGGGAAACGTGTAGGGATATGAAAACATGGAAAACAGTGCCGCGATTTATAGTGGTAGATTCTCATAAAAAAGGCATCCCCTTGGCCGAATCCGCAGAACGCGATTTTAATAACGTCGATGATGGCAAAGTATCAACCCCGAGCAATTGGTGTAAGGCAGTAACCATTAAAACAATGAATGCCGAAGGGAAGACGAAGAAAGAAACACAATTTGTGTCATTGGCAGAATCCGAAAATATCTCCCCGGATATTAGAGTAAAAGAATCAATGGATAATATTGCGACTACGAGAGATTTAGAGGAAGAATTGGACGGCGGACAGCAGATTTTCATTGGTTCCGCAGTGGTTCTTGGATTGTATTTGTTTTATAAGGTGTTGTACAAGCGCTAATCCCAAGGGTCCACGAATAATATCAATAACACATTGTGATATTATTTGTAAATAATGGCTTTATATCTTGAATCGGATATACAATTGGTGAGCAACGAGTGCGCCGAACATCTGGGCGGCAATGTAGGGAAATAATTCCGTGGAAGGGAGACTTCCCGCAGAGGTCATCGCCAATGACACTGCCGGGTTAAAATGGCCTCCTGATGTGTTCTTAGCCAATAAAATGGCTAAAGCAAGGGCCGCACCTGTAGCCAAAGGGTTGTCAATCGCCAAAATCACATAAACAAAGAATATAGTTCCAACGAATTCAACTAAATAATTGTACATTATATCCTATTTGTAGATTTTTGCGTGGGTGAGCCATCCTTAAAAGTTCATCTTGATTCTGGAATAAGCCGCATTGTTGTATCCGCCGAACGCCAAATCATTGAAATTGCGGTTGGTGGCCGATTGGCGCTTGAACTTGATGTAATCCGAGCTGTCCGAAACGAACTTGGGGTTACACGATGCGCCGGTGATGCCAGTGGAATCGCGTTTTGACATCACACTGCCAATCAATCGGGCATACCCAGGACGAGAGGCCGACTGAGGATTCGGTTCGGAACCGTCTACGTAATATTTGCGGCCAAGGAAATCGCCCAAATTGTTGGCAGCACGGAATGGAGTCAATACACGGCCTCTGTCATTGATGGTGTCTCTTACGTTTAGTGCGCTCCTGGAACGGACCAATACTTTTCGCATATTGATAACATTACTATCCTTGTAATTTGTAATAGTTTGTTGTGGCGAATAACCATTGAATGGTCCGCCTAAAATATTAAAACTTACTTGGGGCATTGAAATATATATTTATATACGAGAATATTTACACATTAGGCGGTTCGAGTGGGATGGGCCTTCCGAACCACAAGAGGTGTGCCGTTGTATATACGAGAAAAGTATCGGCATAACATATAATGGCTGATATTCCAGAATCCAGTTCTTTAGGTAGTTCTATTGGCAGTGTTATGTCAAACCGCGATGCTATTGCCGGACCCGAGTATTTTGAAAATATAAATCCCGACCCCGCGGACTTTATCGCAACATACAAACCCGATTGTATTCAAAAAACCGGCAATTTCGCTTCCTCCGACCCGCGTTATTCGTTTGAGTCGGGACCGCATCATCATCGCTTGACGCGCGAAATCCTCTCGTCTCTTTCCCCTAAATGTTTGCGAATGATAGAGGAAATTGAGCGTCAAGATGAAGAAGATTACCGCACTTACGGGCGTCGTTTCAAGCACTTTATCTATTCCAGTGTAAAAAGTACGACAAAGGTGGTTGCGACGGCGTTAATGGACATCATTGGATTGCGGCTCGGCTACGGCGCCAATTATTTGGGCGACGACGTTGACAAGAAATGGAGCAAAATCCAATTATTGACGGCAGACGAACTGGAACAGAATCGGTATGGCAACCTCTACTTACTCAGCTCCGTCAATGTTTTAGGACAGCCCATCTCGGTGCCTATGCGCAAGGAGATACTCAAACAATTCAATACACGCCCCGCTAATTCACACGGCGAACTGGCGCGATTCATCGTGATGGACAGCGGGTTCAAAGAGGGAATTGATTTGTTTGATATCAAATACGTCCACATATTTGAACCGCAGATGACGGGGGCCGATTTGAAACAGATTATTGGGCGCGGAACGCGAATGTGCGGCCAGAAGGGGCTCGATTTCCACCCAACTCGTGGGTGGCCTCTCCACGTCAATATTTACGACAGTGAAATCCCCGAAGAAGTGCGATTTGGGTTTGAGGATGCGGCGACGGTGTATGATTTGTATATGCGCGCACTTGGACTGGATGTGCGGTTGCTCAATTTAGCGACCGATATGGAGAAAATGTACATAGAGGGGGCAGTAGATAGAGACCTTAATGCGGCGGTTCATTCGTTTTCTTTACCTCAGGCGACGCCGACGTCTCTTATTGGTGGTGGCGCCCGGTTTGATGACGCAAAATATGCGAATGCGTTGAAACAAATGCCGCTGGACCGGCTCGTGGATGTTTTACTAAATCACGATGCCCATATAAAGATGCCAGAGACCCACGAAGGGATGCGCGATTATATTCGTGAGAATTATGCGGATGACTATACGTGGCCGCAGGTTGTGATGGAGAACAAATGTGGGGGAGGAGTTGCCCAAGGAGGAGTTGCCCAAGGAAAAGGTCCTTTAATCAATGAGGCTGTACAAGGGTCTCTTCAAGGAATTACACCGTGGTCTATTCAAGGAGGAGTACCTCTAAACAGTGGAGTACCTCTAAACAGTGGAGTGCCTCTTAACAGTGGAGTGCCTCTTAACAGTGGAGGTTCTAGACCTCTCCAATTCACACCCACCCAAGACTTTGTGCGTATGTATATGACCCCCGAACTGGACCGCAAGGGTGTTATGCTCATCCATTCTACCGGCTCCGGCAAAACGTGTACGGCCATTGCCACCGCCACGAGCTCGTTTGAGGAACAGGGATACACGATTCTGTGGGTCACACGTACAACGTTGCGCGCCGATATTTGGAAGAATATGTTTGACCAAGTATGTAACGAATCCATTCGCACGATGGTCCGCCTGGGTGTCCCCATCCCCGCCGACCAAAAAGGCCGAATGCGGCTGTTGTCCAAGGCGTGGTCCATCCGACCGATGTCTTACAAACAGTTCTCCAATATGGTTCTCGGGAAAAACGAGATTTACAAGGCCCTTGTAAAACGCAACGGGGCGGCGGACCCTCTCCGCAAAACCCTGATTATTATTGACGAAGCGCACAAGTTATACGGCGAGGGCGGCCTGTCCGCCATTGAAAAGCCCGATATGAATGCCTTCTCGGAAGCATTGATGCGGTCGTATGAAGTCAGCGGGTCCGAATCGGTGCGGCTGCTCATTATGACGGCGACCCCCATCACGACATCCCCGATGGAGTTTGTGAAGTTGCTCAACTTATGTAAAGAGAGGTTCAACCGGATAGAGGATTCCTTTGAACTCTTTGCCGAAACCTATTTGAACGAGTCGGGGTTGTTCTCTGCGGAAGGACGTCGGCGATTCTTGGATGAAATGTCGGGGTACGTTAGTTATTTGAACCGCGAGAAAGACGCCCGCACGTTTGCGCAACCCATTGTGCGTCATATTGTTACGCCGATTCTACAAAGTCCTTTTTACCGAGAGTTTGACCCGCGAATCATGAACGTGTTGTTAAAAACGGATACGGGCGTGCTTGAACAAGAACTTCAGGCGGCAATTGAGCGAAAAAACACGATGTATGAAAGTGTGAAGGCCGAATCTTTTGTTGCCATTAAAAGCATTTGTGAAGAATACGCCGACAATAAAACGCTGCGAACTGCTTGTAACCGGTTTGCGAATGAAGCGATTAAGGAAATCATGGAATATATTAAAGGGAAGCGCGACGAAAACCGCGATGCCGTCAAAGAAATCCGCGAGAGGATTGCCGATTTCAAACGGGAGAAGACCGCGTTGTTGAAAGAAATGCGCATCCGGATAAAGGCGAAAACGGGCAAGACGGACTTTGGTCAAGACAGCGAAGCAGAAGACGAAGATGACAGCGACGACGACGACGATGACGACGACGACGACGAACTTATGGTAAGAAAACCCATCCCCGACTTTTCCGATGACTTCAACAAGTATAATGAATCCACGTTCAATGCCATTAAAACCAAATGTAAAGACCCCCCAAAACGTGATGTATTCAACGCACATCCGGGGGTTGTTCGCGCAAACACATTGGTTGAAGAAGGGAAAGAAGGTATTAAAAAAACTGTCAAAATGATAAAGTCAATGACCGAAAACTTGAAAGAGGGAGAAAAGGAGTTGAGAAACGCGATCCAGGCGGAAAAGGACGTCGCCAAAAAGGCGGCGCTAAGACAGATGCTATCCCAAAAGTTGAGTGAAAATAAAATTATTCTAAAACAGTCACGCAAAACTGTCAATGAAGAAAACAAAAACATTACTCTAAAAATAAAAGATTCCAAAAAAGACATCAAAACGTTAAAACGAATGCTGGAAAAGAAATACAAGGCCCATAAAAAAGATAAATTGAAACAACAAAAAGAGGCGGAAAAAGACGCAATCCGATTGAAAGAAGCCACTTCCAAGGTGGAGAAGGGGGTCCGCATATTTACACACCCTGCGGAAATAGAAGATGCTGAATTGCGCAAAGTTGTGAATGCACAAATTAATCTGTTTATCAATAAACTGGCAGAACAACGGGCGATCGTCGTCCAGAGAAAAACGCGAAAAACGAGAAAAACGAGAAAGAACAAGAGTCCGTAATGTATTTGGTTAAGGACCATTCCGGTCCGAAGGGAGGGCCTTATACGCTCATATCTCCCTTCTTCATTTTCAAAACCCATTTTGAAGGCTTTATTTTGAGTAATTTCGTCTTGTCACAATCATCACAATCGTTGACTTCTTTCGTATATTCTTCATCTAGTTGTGTGGCAAACGATGGAACATCTGTCAACAACTTCTTGTAGAAGTCCAGGATCGTGGCATATTTGTCGATTTGCGCTTCAGGAATCTCAAATTGGGCAGTCGTTTTATAAGCCTCATTGGATAATAACGCGATCAATATGTAAAGGGACCACGATTGGCAAAACACATCATCCTCTATGATTTGCGCCGGATGCGAGAGAGGCACCATTTTCACGTCGTAATCGGTATTCTGTTCAAAGAATGGCCGCACCGTTTCGTGCGCCACCTGGGCATAATATATTCCCTGTCCCGAGTCAAGTATCTTCTTGGACGATTTACTGGTTTTCACGACGGTGATGTCATTCGCGGGGTCAATCATATACACTTTTTTGTTGTCGTTATCCACAATGAACGTTTGGTAATGCGTTTCCAAGTCGTTTTCATCCATTTGGATGTTGGTCGCAGTGAATACCACGACGCCGCTCATTTTCACCACATTTTCTAAATATTTTTGGATTTTCTGGGACTTTTCTTCGCGCGTTTTGCCGGGTTTTATGAATGCGTCAAATGTGATGACGTGGTTCTTGAATCCAGCCTTGCGGATTTTGGTGATGTTTCCGCGATGAAGTGTCGGAAAATAATGTACCAGGATTTCCTGGCGAACGGATTCGTACCCGAGAGTGATTTTAAGGGCGTGTAAAACCCAACTGGCAGCAATTGAGCGTTCCATCGTATTATATGGTTTACATATACTTTTTACATTCTTTTCAATTTTTTTGATTACAATTCGGGATGTTCTTGATAAACTCGGTTATTGTATCGTAATCCGCCTTATCCTTGGTTTCACAAACTTCAAGTGTGGTTTTATATGATGTAATATAGCCGCATGAGAATAGAAACTGACCACTGAACGAATTGCTAGCCAAATGAATACAATATTTGTTTGGGGTTTTTATGATGTGAATGATGTGTAGTTTATTTATGACGCAGCCGGTTAGGTTTATAAAATGTTTCATGTATTATGGTATCTTATATGCTGACTTGGTTATATGTAGTTTTTATAACTACATATAAGGGTAAAAAATTGAAAACATTTTTCTAGAAAAGGGAAAGGTATTAAATAATCCAACAACACTTTAACTAAAAACAATCTCTGAAAATGTCATCAAATCTCGGATCAATCAACGAACGTGGAATCATCAAGGGTTTTGAACGCAAAGGATTCACCCCCGAAAAATGCCTCAGCGAAATTGTGGCGAACTCCATTGATGCTGGCGCGGCGAAAATAATGTTTGTAATCACATCTACCTACATAGACGTGATTGACTGGGGCAGAGGAATGACGTTGGAAAATGTGCGAAATATGCTTGATTTACATCGCGAAAACCACGGCACACATCAGGCACTTGGCGTGTCTGGACTTGGTTGGAAACCGGCGACGTTCATTTTGAGCGGAAAACAGTTGGTTTTGGTTTATACACGGGCCGAAGGCGCTGACAATTCGCTTGCTTCGGGTGATACTTCGCTTTGTGTCCAAGTCCCGTGGGACCAAATCAATGCTTCCGGCAAATACACCGATATGTCTTCGTGTTATCCCGCGCCCTTTCCCAACGAATACTCTCATATGAACTCCGGCACCATCATACGATTCCCTTATACGCCGATTCTGGAAAAGACGATTCAAGACAACTTCTTGGACCACAACGTCCCTGTAATGGACAGGATGTCTGTGATATTCGGACAGTTCGCAGTTGAAATCGTTTGTTTGAACAAGAACCTAGACGCAAATCGCGAACATCGCTTGAAGTTGTATAATTATTTTGGCGGAAGTCCCGCGGAATACTACACCGGCAAGGTTTATATAGACCGCATTCACCAATACAAAGATGCCGAAGGTACATTGTTGTTCTTGTGGGAAAATCCGCGGGATGGCGAAACATATTATATATCTAAAACCACGAGTGGATATAGTAAATCGGCGAAACCATATAAATCCAGTATGCTTGGTTGGGAGTTTGTTGGGGAGTACATTGTGAAAACGGGTATGCGCAAGAAACCGGAATACTTTGATGTAAATAATCCGAAGGTTCCGGATGCCCACGAGCGCATCTTTTCTGAATACGACATCAGCCATATTGGCGACGACCTTGATATTATGGCGAAATGTAAGGTTGTGCGCAATAACCAGCTGATTGGTTACTTTGAATGGCCCAATGGTAAATCAACTTCGGCGCGTGCGAGTGTTCGGGCGATGCACACTATCTTTCATACGAATTGCCAGCTGAGCTATGCGCCAATCAGTATGTCGGACAATGTTCAGGACATCACGATGTGTATCCAGGAGAACAAGAACCAGTACAATGGAGATGCGATTCCGGTGAATCTGAGGCGGTTAGTAGAGGAAATCCGCAATAAGACCGCGGACGACATTTGGAATTACTTTGTTGCGCTTGTGCCTGCCCCAGGCCCTGAGCCACCTGTTGTTCCTGCCCCAGGCCCTGAGCCACCTGTTGTTCCTGTACCAGGCCCTGAGCCACCTGTTGTTCCTGCCCCAGGCCCTGAGCCACCTGTTGTTCCTGCCCCAGGCCCTGAGCCACCTGTTGTTCCTGTACCAGGCCCCGTGCCACCGAGTGATTCAGACAGCGATTTAGATGATTTTGATATTCCTGTGAACCCGCACCGTCGTATTTTAGTCAGTCGTAAAAAAGCTTTAAAAATGCTGATTCGCCTGGAGCCATATGCCAAGGACATATCCGAAACCCTGGTAGAAATGCTCTGTAAAATCAACGGAAAAGAGGGCGACACGATAATGACAGAGACGTTTGCGGTCATCGCTCACGCAAACCCATCTCTATTGTTACAGACAATTCACCATTTGTACGAATCACTATACAGCTTAAACGAACACGTCCGCTGCGGAACTACATTGTATCTATTGTATAGTAGATACATTATGAACAAATAAAAAGTAAAAAAACGGATTTATAAAGTATTGTTATTGTTATTGTTTTTTACATTTTTGCGAAAATGGACAAATAAACATCTATCAACTCGGCACACGCCGTCGCGACATCCTGCATAATATTCGCGACATTCACATTGGTCTTGTACGCAACCTGGATAATACTATAATCATCGTGTGGGTGCGCCTTCTTGAACGCGCAAAACGACAGTCGCTTGTCACCGTTGAAATAGCGGTCATACAGGAAGTATTCAATCGCCTTGCCGAGGGTGTAGTCTTCGTGCTCCAACACAATATTGTAGCAATTGTCCATCGTGGTATCGCTCGGCTCCACGATAAACGCCCCCGTCTCAATCTTGGTAATCGTGTCTCGCAACTTGTGCTCCATCACTTTACACGCTTTTTTCACGATGTCGGCGTTCTCAAAGACACCGAGTGTGCCGACCACGAAATCAAAACTGTCTTCCTTGAAATACCTCTGTGCGTCCAGGGCGTAGAAGTCCTTTTTCATATATTCGATTTCCGCAACGGTGGCGCTTTTGCTCCGCTTCTGGCTTTCCAGCTTGTCCCAGGCATCCGCGGCCTTTTTCACGTCGGGGGTGAAAGCATAGGCGCATTTAGACACTACGTTGAACATCGCGCTTGTCGCCGCCGTGGAAAGGGCAAACTCGCACGTCAGCTTGATTTGTTCTCCTGGCACGTTTCCAATCTGCGGTCTGAGACGCACGAAGTCAATGTAGGCACCGGTTTTCGCATCGGGCGGAAATATCTTTGCGACATCGGTGCGGGGCATCGGTTCATGGGTGCGCTTGTCTTTGATGACAAATTGTTCGGTGGTGACGTAAATGATATGGTCCGTAGTATTTGTGACATCCACTTCTAAATAATATTTGCCAGGGAGGTCGGTGCCGTGAATGGGGATACAACTGAGGCGTTGTTTCACGATTTCGTTGTGGAGGCGGCCGGTATTCACCTCTATCTTACACTGATTTACATCGTTGTTTTCTGTGCGGAAAACCACGGTTTCAATGTCGTTCAAAATGATGCGGCGGATGGCGTTTGCTAAACTGAGATTTACGCCCGAGAGCGTGAAACGGAGCAAGCCAGCCTCTTCAGATACGTTGTCAATAATAGGATTCATTGTTATATATATTGATTCCATTTTCTTCAAGTTCTTTTATTTCAATTTTATGACCCGAAGGGTGATATAAAAGGTATCAAGAAGGTATATATGGACGCTTTGAAGTTTCCCATTCGGTATTTGCCCAAGATGTTGACATCGGCGGACAAGCAGAAACAAGTCGGTATGCTCTTGAAGTCCAGGAAACTCTATAAGAAGGGCAAGTTCTATACGCGGAAAAATGTGCCGTCGTATCAACACAAGGAATCCCAGCATTTGGTGAATGCGCGTCGCATCTATGGCATCCAGAACGTTGTGCCCGGCCCCGAATTGGCGAAGAAAACGGGGTGTTCGGTAGAGGCTCTCCAAAAAATAGTGAAAAAAGGCGAAGGTGCGTATTATTCGTCGGGGTCGCGACCGAATCAGAGTCCTCAGTCGTGGGGGTTCGCACGATTGGCGAGTGCCATTACCGCAGGCAAGTCCGCCGCGGTGGATTATGATATAATTCGGGATGGATGTAATCATAAGAAGAAGGCGTATGTTTTAGCGAATCAGTCTAGGAAAAAATACGGACACGGACATCGTGGGGCGAAACGGGTTCAAGTAAAGATGTAGAGGCTGCTATAGATGCGTTTCAAGCATAAAGCTTTATCGGTCGCTCCTAAGGGTGAAGCTTGTCGGTCGCCTCTAAGGGGAAAGCTTGATCCAAGGCCATTTGGGCATATCCGCTACCACCTTCTTCCAATCCCCGTGGACTTTCGTTGAATCTGGGTATTCCGCCTTCCGAAATACACGGCCACAACTGGACCCCATAATCCCTTCAAACACCATGGTTCGCGCCATGGTCGAATCGGTCACCTTGCCATCCGTCGCCCCCGATGGGGCAAACTCGTCGCCCATTTCGCATTCGCGGTGCTTACATATGGTTCTCAGCCCTTTGCGGACACGATTTTCTCCTACATCGTAGTGGTCCGCAATTATCCGCTTTGCTGATGTCAAAGTAAGCTTCGGCTCATTCAACAAATGTTCCAGGCGTAAATTACGCGCACCGGATGATGAGTTGGGGTTTTTAAACTCGGTATCTGTGGTTTCTAGCTCCCGCAATTCCGGCGAAAATGCGCTATTCATCCCATAGAAAACCCCGTCGGTCGTCCTTTTTACATCTTGTTGATAGAGGCCCTGTTCAAATCGCATAATTTCGTTGGACCGAATGTCGCCGAACAACCACGAACACGCGTAATCACCCGCGTTTCGGTCGTTCATAATTGCCACGTAGTCGTCCAGTGTGCGTCCTTGCTCCATCGCTTTACGGATGCGCAAAAAATAGGGCACCCCCGCGGTAAAGTCCGGAATATAATTGATGTCGGCGATGGTCGTTTCACATCCGACAATGCCACATTGAGTGATGAACCAGTCGGCGGAGCTGCTGATTAAGCCCGGTGCGGCTTGCATCATAAATGCGGACTCGGAGTCTTCGGGATACACATAGAGGGCAATATTGCTGATAAATCCAGTCGCAAAATGCGTGTGTGTATTGTGCGCCATAATGATTTTGCCATCATGTGTTGCGGAACCGGTCGCGATAAACGCACTACACATTTCACCGATATCGTTTTTTTTGTCTTTGTTTATTTTTTGATACACTTCGGTCATTGACAAATAAGCGTTCCACCCAACCAAGACGTCGTAATTCACTTTTTTGGAACGGGACCGTTTTTGATACCCGGCACAAATACCGCGCAACTCTTGTTCTATAAATCCCCATTCGGGGTTTTCTAAATGGGGTTGTATAGAGGCTTTACACCTGGCTAAATATTCGGTGAAAGTGGTTTTGTAATAGGTTTTTACCATGTATTTTAGGATTGGATACAGCGCGTCCAATTCTTTGTACAACAAATATCCGTGGGCGAATCCTCGGTCAAATGGAGCGCCATAAATGGACACCGTGAGCCATCCATTGCCGCGACTTATTGTGCCATTGACTTTCGTGGATTTTTGCGAGCCGCGTGATGTCGGTCGTTTGCGACGCGTAGTCATAAATATAAGATAAAATGAGTTATATTTATGATGAACTGGTTTTTACTTTACTTCGTTTATGCTAAGAACAACATCGCAATCAGTAAGAACATAATCACAAAGGGCAACAGTACTAGGAACCAAGACAAACTCGGCACTCCCGCCTGGCAAATCAAATTGAGAATCCACGTCCACAATAACACATAGGCGAGCTTGATTAGGAAAAGCAAGAAGGTATTGCTCACTTCGCAACTATATTCGCCTAAACAATAAGTGTTTGTGTTTCCGTAGTTTTGTATAGCCATTATCGCCAGGGCAATGATAGAAATGATAAAATAGAGGTACGCGGGTGTACATAGATTTTTCAAGGAAAATGACATTATATTTTCAATGGAGAAAACATAATGATTTGTCGGCGAATCATTATGTTTTCTCCATAATGATTTGTCGGCGAATCATTATGTTTTCTCCATAATGATTTGTCGGCGAATCATTATGTTTTCTCCATAATGATTTGTAGGCGAATCATTATGTTTTCTCCATAATGATTTGTAAGTAGGCAAAGCCGCCTATACATATGCCGGAACTTGCGTATTGGTTTGAATAGAAGCTGTATTAAACATTGGCGCAGTGGTTGCTTGATGAACCGCATTTTCCAATGCGGAGTAGTTTAGCGCACCACCACGTTTGTAATATTTGCGCGAATGGCGATGCTTGCCTCCTTTTCCCTTGTATAGAGTTTCGGTACCCTTACCTCCGGTTTGTACGGTTCCCTTATCCATCGTGATCATCCGTTGTGGGTCCACTTGTAAACTATTGTAATTATACATCTTGTGTAAATCTCCGCCCCGCTGTTTTACGCTCCGACTACGAGTTTTACGCCGTTGTCTTGATGTTATATTATTTGAACTACGCTTGGCACAACCTCTTTGCACAACTTTCTTGTTATTGGCCATTATATATTGTTCTTCCAAAAAAAACAATGTATACCGAGAGTTCTTCGTATCTATCAGTCTATTCAATATCCACGTGTGTCAAGAAATGACGACGGCAACATGGGTCAAATAACCCTAAATCATCTAGGACTTCTCCCTCGGCAGTCTTTGCTGTACTATCCTTGGTCAAATACACGGTCTTCTGTATATTTCCCGAATCTTCCCCCGACCCCATTTTGTCTAGCTTTTTCTTTCGCACCTGTTCCAAATAATATCTATATTTGTTGGCAAGGACCTTGCCGCAAGTTACGCATTTTACGGGAATAATCATTTTATAAAGTAGTGTAATATAATTGTGTTTTCTATTTATATTGGTTTTGGATTCAATTTTTTGAGGTTGACCCTTAAGGGTCAACCTCAAGAAACACCCTATACAATCTACGATTCAACCGTACCGATTGAATCTTCAATTGTATATGCAATTTTTTGGCTAGGGCCTCCCGGAGGGGCCTACCTGGTCCGTGTCATCGTCCGTCCAAGCATTCGCGCTGCTTTTGCCATGATATTTGCTACATTGCTATTGCGCCAGTGTCTTTCTTGGTTGTACACAGACGTCGTTGTGTGTTTTATAGAAACGTACCCTCGATGGGTCTCAAACAGTTCGCATAGTGGTTTCATCAAATCCTGATTCTTCACGGGGGCGCCATTCGTCTTTCTCCAGCCGTTTTTGCGCCAAACGGGTGAATAATCATAGAGCGAATTGACCACGTATGTTGAGTCCGTGTAGATGATACAAGGGTTGCCTTTCATCTTGTCTTTGTATATCATCAACGCATCTTTGACTGCCAACAATTCAGACCGATGATTTGTTATCAAGCCGGTGGAAACGGGTTCGCATACGGTTGGGTGCTCCGCACCCGGGAAATACAAGGCATAACCGCCCGACTCTACTGGCGTGACATTGTTATAACACGACCCACCGGCGTAGACTTCAATTGGGGTTCGCGCGATTAATTGTGAGAGACTTCTGATGTAGGAACGAGTAAATAGCATTTTTGGTATTATGTTTTTGCTGACACTGATGTAGGCATTTTGTGTTCAGTTTTTTGTATCCCCATCCCTCCCGAAGGGGGCCTAGCCAAGAAATTGCGCAGAGAAAAAACGGCACGTTTTTTTGATGCGGTGTTTATTGGGGTTGAACCTTAAGGTTCAACCCCAAGAAATTGCTTAACGCGAAAATGGCACGTTTTCGTGGTAAGGTGTTGTTTTGATGTTCTCCATCCCTACAGGATGGAGGACATCTAAAAAAATTGCGCAGAGAAAAAACGGTACGTTTTTGCGATGCGGTGTTTGTTGTCTAGGCCCCCGAAGGGGGGCCCTAGACAAAAAATTGATTTTAAAAAGAATCAAAAAAAGCATTTGTATAAATAAATTACAACTTTATAAAATGGCACACGAACTTGACAAAGCAAAGAAAATATACGATGGTCTCCAAACGGACATTCAAATCCATTTCATCAAAGAATACATAGAACCCCAGCTCAGAGGCGACGAACTCATCCGGGATTTTCACGAATTGCTGGAATCCGAAGAATGCCAACGATTGGATTACAACGGGTTAATTGACCCCGTGCGAAAGATTATTGCGCACCCAGCCGCACTTGAGAAGATGTGTAAGTTAGATACTCTTGGATTCCGGGGAGTATATAACCAGCATTTCATCCAAGGCCGAAACACCTTTGTGCGTGTCTCGTGTCCCTATACGAGTATGTGTATGGAGTTTGTTATGCGGAAGTGGCACTAAAGGGTTGTTGACCCAGTAGGGAGAGGGAGTCCTTGTACCCAAGTAAAATTATTGATTACGATATCCGCGTTTTTTTGTTATGTTGGCTTTACCAGTTTTTCTTTTACGGTGGGATTTCGCCCCTCCATTCGGGGGAGATTCTTTCTTTAATTCTTTATACAACTGTTCCATTGTATCGGGAGTCATAACAAATCCGTATTTCTGTTTCATCATTTCATTTACAAATAGTGTTTTGTTTCGTCTCACAAGTTCTCTCTCGTGTTTATTAAAAACTTTCATTATGCTAACTTTGCGAGCCTTGGTTGCCATCATTAAAGCTGTATTTCCGTCATTATTTTTAATATCAGTATCCGGATTTTTTCTTACACCTTTTAACCTTTGAAATGCCGATTTATATATCATAATTCTGCGAAGCAGAATTACAGAATATAACAAAGGCAATTTATCGGTTATAAAGTAACAGTTGCCTTTTCACATTAAAAGACGCCGTCCCAAAGGGTCGGCGTTTGAAATGTAAAAAGGTGTAAAAGATTCATTAGATTTTCAGTAGTTCCTTGAGTTGCGGCCAACATTAAAGCGGTCCTTCCTAAATTATTTTGAATATTAACATTAATATTTGGATGTTCAAGAAGTAGGTTTATGATTTCAGTATTTTTTTTAGGTGCTACCAGAATTAACGCTGTATTTCCGTCTTTATTTTGAATATTAATATCAGCATTTTTTCTTAAAAGATTCATCAGATTTTCAGTATTTCCTTCAGTTGCTGCCATCATTAAAGCTGTATTTCCGTCGGCGTTTTTAATATCAACATTAATATTTGGATGTTCAAGAAGTAGTTTTACGGTTTCATTATTTTTTTTAGATGCCGCAACTATTAAAGCAGTTCTTTCCATATAATCTTGAATATTAACATTAATATTTGGATGTTCAAGAAGTAGTTTTACGATTTCATTATTTTCTTTAGATGCTGCTACTATTAAAGCTGTCATTTTAAAATTATTTTGAATATTAATATTAATATCTGGATATCCAATAAGTAGTTTTACTATTTTGATATGGTTATTCATGACAGCAAACACTAAAGCAGTCATATTATCATTGTCTTGGTAATTAATGTCGACACCATTATCAATCAATTCCTGAATTGTTTCAAGATTAGAATCATCTTTTTTAATTTGGTTAATTAATTCCTTAGATAATGTCTTTGGCGATGAAACCTTTTTTGACATTTATATATTATATTCTTTGATTATAAATTGGTTTCAAGTAATTGCCAGACTAACGTCTTGTGGCCGACTAACGTCTTGTGGTCGACTAACGTCTTGTGGTCGACTAACGTCTTGTGAATAGCGCATCAAACTCACTATAACCATGTAGCCCAGTATCCGGTAATTCATAGCCAAACCGGTTACTACACACATATTTGAAACCTCTTTCCTCTAAATGGTCTTTTAATTCGGTAAAAGTGGCTCCTCCCGTATAGGTGCTTTTAACCGAGCATTCTGTAATAATGTATTTTACCGTGTCCAGTCGGGACCCCATACTTTGAATCGCATTCAATTCATACCCTTGTAAATCAATGCACAACATATCTACATATTGGATATCGTTTTTTCCCATAAACGTATCTAGCCGGATACCATCCACCACGATTTCGGTCTGCGGACTCGCGCGTTTGTAATCGGGGTCGCCTTCTTCCCGGTTCTCAAAGTTGATTTTTAAAAGCGATGACGCCCCCATATTGTCATATTTGGAAAGGTCAAACGGGTAAAAAGAGAGAGGTCCATCCGTCAGTGAAACCGCCTTTTTCACGAGAACAATGTGGTCGTTGTTGAATGTTTCGATGACGGAATTGCATACTTCCAAACAATCGGGGTTACATTCAAATGAATATATGGCGCAACCGTAATAATCTTGGAGCTTGTGTGCGTCCAACAAATCCCGCGACCCGAGTTCAAATATCGTTTGGACGGCCGACTTGTCAATGTTTTCTAGGAAAATGGGTTCTAAATAACTCATATGATGAGTTATTTAACGTAATATTTATATCATTATTGTGCTGTGTACAATAAGAAACAATGGATAAATCGCTTATGCGCAATTGCCATAACACTTGCCTTGGTAATAGTAGAAGTCGCGGTTCATCAAGTTGTAGTCGGTGTAATTCGCGACATTCTTGGGACCATTCTTGGTGCCCGCCACGCACTTTTGCCCTCCAAGCAGGACACAACAACTTGTGGAGGCACACTCATTCAAATCTAGCGCAGCGCATTTCTCATCTTGCTTGATTGTATTTCCCGCATATTGAGTACAAAATCCGCCCAGCTGGCTCGCCGTATTGACGACCGGTGCGAGCTGAGACTCGCGCGTGGTTCGGCTCAAATACACACTGTCCTCGTAATTGGGGACGTAATTGGAAGCGCCGAACTTGTATGCGCCGGGGACATAATAGAGGATGGGGGATTTGTTGGATTCGGTATTCACTTCAATGAGTTTGCCCTCGTCGTCAAACATCCAGTATTTGCCGAGATTCGGGTCGTCCGTTTTGCCTGCGGTGGGGTCGCGATATATTCGGTCGGTGTCACGGGCATTGTATGAAATGTCGGTCATTGAATATTTTTCGGGTATGAAATTGGGGGTGTACTTGAGAGGCGTGTGTTTCCCGGTTGCTGGCAACTTCCTGTATTCCGTTTCTACAGGATTGTTACTATTAATTTCGTATCCATTGGGAATCAGCTTCTTGTAATAAGTGCCGCCGGAATTGATGATGTAATAACCGTCCCACGCAGGGTCCGATTGAATCGCGGCGTCCGATATATTAGACAGACCACTTGTATTCATCATTGTCGCCTCGGTAACTTCAGGCGCACGAAAAACGAGTTTGGTGTATTTTTTGGAACCCGCGACCGTTCCAGGATTCACATTGTCTATCAATAAATCTTTGCGGTCGGCAACATAATCGTTTGGCACACGTTTCATATAATATTTGGTGGTTGTACCATCCATGATTTGTATCTTGTAAAACCCGGAAGCAGGCGGTTTTATGCCAGACCCATAATCTGGACTTCCTCCTTGATATTCTGCGCCCGGGATATTGAGAAAGGGAGGGGCGAGTATGTCAGCGTCATTGAGGACCCCCGTTGCCGTTTGAATCGCGGACTCTGTTTTGCCCACTAATTTGGTGAAGTCCGTGGGGTCGCGGTTATACCCATATGGGACGGACTTTCGTTTCCAAATGGGTGCGTCTATTGTCCCTACATTGATGGCGTAGTATCCGGCACCGGGATCCATGGGTACCTGGGGATTCCCGCTTTGACCTTGGTTTCCACTTACGCCATATGTTCCGCTTGGTATATCCAAAATCTCGTTTCCAAAGGCTTCGGTTGTAGTGCCATTGCTAAATAACAAAAATACCAAGATTGTTGTTAAAATGAGTATTAATAAAAAAATCATATGAAGTCGTGTTTCCCCGTTCATGGATTCCGTTTATATATGGGGCGATATTTTTGGGTCGCCATCTTCGGTGATCCCTACGGGGGGTTCGCCTCTCGTAGAGAGCCTTAAAAAATTGAAATGTTTATTTCCATTTATCCAAAACTATTATTAAAACGACAACATTCATATGTAAAAATGACCGAAACTCACCGCAACCAAAACGCTCAACTAAAACGCAAAATCGCGTCACAGGATGTTCAGGAAATGTTTGTAAAATGCGTCCTCATTTTACAAAGTGCTTATGCCGAGCGTCCTCCCGCAGGGATGGAGCTCGGCATACAGATGTGTCCGCATTTCCCGAAGTGCTTATGCCGCGCGTCCTCCCACATGGATGGAGCACGGCATACAGATGTTTTGTTGCGTAAATGTATGAAATATATCCAGTCCATTTCACCGAAGGGCATCATATCTAACAAGGAACTTTCTATCAAAGAAATCGCAATTAATGACGAGATTACTAAACCGCCGATTTGTTTCGGGACCTATCCAATTGTTGTTGCTGGAAATATAAAAACGGTGGAAATGAGAGGCGACTACGATTGCCGCGTCATCATCTTGAAAAACACCGAAACAAATGACTTCACCTTGGACATTGATGCCCTAGAAAAAATGACCGAATTGCGGGAAATCCGATTCCAATTTATCAAAAAATATATGCCCGGGGTAAATACCGCTATACATTTAGTGAAAATGGGGGAAACCATTAATTATTACGCCTTCATTGGATGGTGTTCTCGGCGCCGAATCCGCCTTTCTATGACCATCGGCGGTCAACCCGTTACCGTGGACTGGAAAGCCGTTTTCTTCTAAGCAATTTTGGTATTTGCTTATACTATAATGTCGGTAGAACAATATGTACAACATATCAATACGGTCCCTCCTCTAAATAAATATTCCGCCGATTCTTTGCGCTTGCTAAAAACCATCTACGAACAAGCATTGACATCAAGTTGGTTGTCATCTCCTTCTTCCGTGGAAGAAGTGTTTAGTACCACGTTTAAGAGAGGCACAATGTATGATAGCGTAGATCACGTAATCAAAACCCATCTTGAATCGGCCAACCATTACTCGGTGAATGTCGGTCTCAACGTGGGCGAACGCGTGTATCGCCTGTTTTTTGTTTTCCCGATGAAACGCGACACCATTACGGCGGCCATCCGGCGCAAATGTCGTGCCGAAGTGGATGACTTCGTAGTTCGCGCTCATATCTGGTTGTCCGTTGCCTCTCATTATGCCAGCATCCAATGCTCCAAAACCGTGGATGTTTATTTGTATATGACGGGGCTCAAAAAGACGCTGCCGGCCAAGGGCGACGATATCCTGGACACGATTCACGCCAACACGGCATTCACCACTTCGTGCCAGGAAAATACGGAGATTATATTGTACCGGAGAGAGGAGGCCTTCAAAGTGTTTATCCACGAATCGTTTCACAATATGGGGCTAGACTTTTCAGCGTTTCCGGATGCCGCCGAGAAGGCGAAGGTGGCAGTACAGACTATTTTTCCCGTGTCGTCGCGACTTTGTGTGTATGAAACCTATTGCGAGATGTGGGCGGAAATCGTGAATATTGTGATTGAAGATGTGGTCGCGCATCCGCGCCGGCGCGGGTTTGAAACGGCGTGGCCGGCCATTGCCAAGGCCATCAATATGGAGAGGCGATTCACGATGTTCCAGGTGGCGAAAGTGCTTACACACAATGATATGAATTACAAGGACCTGATGGTTGCTGGAAACAAATACCGCGAAAAAACGGAAATCTTCTGTTATTACATCTTGAAATCCATTATGATGTTTCATTGTGATGTGTTTTTGTCGTGGTGTGTGAAAAATAACCCCAAATCGGGGCTCCAATTTGACGCGGACAACGCCGAGAAATATGTGAAAGATTTGGTCATTGGATACTATAATAAACCGGAGTATTTGATGGCACTTAACAAAACACACGAGCATTTTGTGAAGAACCGGGCGCGGATGCCGGCACTGATTCGCAATACGATGCGGATGACGGCGCTGTCCACCGACGTTTAACGAATGACAGCTCTGTCCACCGAATGACGGCGCTGTCCGCCGACGTTTAACGAATGACGCGGACACTTTGGGTCGCAGTATCCTTGAACTTGATATCGGTGCTGGATTCAAGCTCAAGCATTTGAACATACTTTACCCAAATCGCATTGATGGCGGGATTATCTATACCATTCATAATAATCGTGGTCCCAGGTCGCGCAACGCGCATCGCTACCAAAATTGCTTTTTCCAGATGGACGCGCTCATCAATGACAATGGTGTCGTATTTGCGCTTCTCGGCGATGACAATCTCGTGTCCAGTGATTTCGGTACGGGTATTCACGCGGTGTGTGGCCAAAATACAAGAGGATTCAACGGACTCAATAATGCTCACTTGGACGGATGGGTTATTGTTGATGGCGATTGCGGCGGGGATGGCAGTGTCGCCTCCGATAAAACAAATGCTGAGACTTGAAATGGAGGCGGCAAATAGGTTGCGGCGCTTGGTTGATTCGTCAAATACGTAGGTGGGGTTCGTGGAGTGGATGAATGCCAAGAGGTCGGCTTCGTTGATGGCATCGGCTTTAGAACCTTCGTCCAAAGGTTCTTCCAAGATTACTTGGGGCTCTTCTACTATGATTTGGGGCTCTTCTACGACGTCAATCGTGATGGCATCTTCATTTGAAGGGAAAACATACTTGGATTTGAAGTCCGCAAACAAATCCAACTTGATTTGTGCGTGCCCCGGGCATCCCGCAAAATGGACCGCAACAAGTCCTTTTTTCGCCGCGTCTTCCGGTGTGGGGCGACTCAGAATGAGCTTCTTATAATCCGTTTTATTCACCATCTGGTTGTTTATCAAGAACGCATTGAAAAATGGCTGGTCATAGAATAGCAATTTGTTTTGGTACATATCCAAGTAAAATGCCTGCTTAATCTTGGAAAACGTCTTCTTAATCTCCGGCAGATTCTTGAACCCAAGGCACGATACGGAAAACCCCTCTTGGTCAGCGCAATTCGCGTCGTTCTTCAAAAACAACGAGCGACCCCAGTAATTGGCCTCGCACAAAACGTTGCCTTCGCCACTGGCATAAACGACGTCATCCGTGATGGCCTCAAATAGAGGCCGGGGGTCGCGCAAAAACATCGTGTCGGCATCAATGTAGACGATTTTCTCATATTGTGCGATTTCGGGGTAGTCAAAGATATCCACCTTGGAAATGCGCGACTGATTCATCGTTTTCACGAAGTTCTTCTCAAAGAACTTGACGGGTCTTCCGTTCATCTGGGCCTCAATTTGGGCGCGATAATCGGTGTTGGTATAGACCATAAAGTCAATATTGGCATTGGGATTCACATCGTAGAAACTCTTGAGCATATTTACTACGATGTCGACATATTGCCTTTGGTGGAAGCACGCGGTGTATAACAAATACGAGGAAGACATATGGTATTTGTTATATGTTGGTTTTATGTTGTTTACAATGACAATTTTATTCTATGGACGCCGCGTAGCGGCGTTGGCACCCCTTTTTTCACGAAAGGTGTCGTGGGCAAATATTTGATATATTGATGATATACACCAATTTTTCGGTAAAATAAAAAAAGTTAAAAAAAGTGTCCATTCCACATCCCTATTTGGAATATTGCGGTATATAACACGGATCACTTCCTTATTGGTTTGGTTTCTTAATTAATTAAATTATACAAAATATACAAAATATTATATTTCACTGCTAGACGACCCTCCGCCGCTCGCTGATCCGCCACCAACAGCACTACCTCCACCGATTTTTTTATGTTTTTCAGCATATATTTCTTTATTGAAATATCTAACTTGGAATCTAACCGAGTCAGGACGAGCATTTTCATCTTTATAGAATGGCACAATTAAATATCCACCTTTTGACCCGTCTTTATCTATTGTTATCATGCTGCCTTTTCCTGGCATTTTATTTTCAATCACTCTGTCATCTTTTGTCATATCAGCCAAACGAGTCAATTTTGACGAAATCCAATATCCTTCTTTGCAATGGCAACTACCTTCAGAATCGGTAATATCAATATTTTTGCCCATAACATTTACTTTTGTGGCGAGAAACCGAATTGCCTTCTCATAAGAATCATATGTTTCATCATGGATTACGCACCAAGGGCTGGCATAATTTTCCACATGGACTGCATCAAGATTATTCATATTGGTTTCATGAACCTTTGATGGTTTGGCTGTAACATAACCATTAACAGACTTGATATTAGTAGATTTGTAGTTGGCCTTGCTAAAATCACAATCATTATTAAACCAATTTATATATGATTCAATTGACTCTCTATCTCCAAAATGAATGGGTCTTAATTCGGGGTTAATCTCATCTCCTTCATATTCAAAGTTGTCACAAAAGCGACCAATTAAACTTTGAGACGCGGTGGAAACATTTCGGGTTTTCGGAATGCATTCATATGAACCTCCCACATGAAGACGAACAAGTCGTTTTGATGCTCTCCAAAATTCTTTTATAAATATTATTGTGTGTTTTTCAGGCGCGCGCTCCATTAATTTATCTATATCATCAACTCTAGTATTTGAATCGTGACTTATTTCAGACCAACCAAATTCCACAATTGCTGTGCGAATAAATCCCATTGCGTCAGGATTCTTTACGCGAACTGGAAAATATTTTTTACCAACGTTTTTGTATCTATCATCAAACATTTTAACCCATGCTTGAACGTCGGAATATTTTGAAAATGATGGAGCTTTCCGAATCCGATTTTCTGATATCATTACGTCAAACCCTTTGTAAGATGGGCCTGGTTTAACTTTAACTACGGCCGCCTTTTCACCCCATGATTTAATATCCCAAGCAATCGCATCAGGCGTTGCCGATATTTCTAACAACTTCACATTTCTTTCCATAGCAACGCGGTAATCCATCAGTCCTGAACTTTTAATCACTTTAGATACTGTCATATTTTTACCAGAAGCAATGTGACATTCATCACTCGCAATAAGTCCGTTGCGAATTTTACTAATTTCATCGCCTCTTTTCTTTAAAACTCCGCGATGATAGATGTTTTGTTTAAATGAATCTATCATTTTTTCGCGAAGCTGATCTGCCCAATCAGTATCATTCATGCCAGATATAGTATAAATATTCTTAGAATCAACACACAATTCATCATCAATATGCGTTGCGATTTGTTTGAATATTTCAAGTAAAGTTCCTGTTTTTCCTGTACCGGGTTGCGCGATAAGTAAGACTAACAACTTGCCATTTTGAAAATGTCTTATGCATTCCATTGCTGCTTCTTTTTGATTGTTATAAACTAATTTTTTTCCTTGTTCTTCTGCGTTTTCAACTTGATGTTGATATTCTAATTGAATTCTTTCCCTTTGTTGTCTCAAATATTTTGACATTTTAGTTTTAGTTTGGGGGCGATAGTGTAATGTGTTTTTTTATTTTATGTCTCACAACTCTTGTTTTCAAAGTTCAATTTTTTGATGAAAATGAAAAATGTGTCATTTTCAAGTCGTGTTATCCTTCAATCCGACATATTCTTTTTAGTCATTTTTATGAGAACCTTGTGTGGATTGGCGGCCAATAAGTTTCCCTAATACTTGGCATTCAAATATCCACCCCTTTTTACACGAAATGTGCGGCGGATTGCGCGGTCTGTACGACTGGGATGGGTGGCGATATATTCGGCGATTTTTAGATTCGCTGTCTCTTCTTCTCGGCGCTTATTGTTTTCATTTGCGACCTTTGCTGCGTTTATGAGTGCGTTCCAATCCGCCGTATTATTTGCGATGGGGGACTGAGTATTGTCTTTTGTTTGGTTTTCATTTTCCAATGCTTGTATAAGTTCATCCCAGTTTGTATCATCGGATTCGTGTGTAGTTTTGCCAGTTGATTTATATTCATCTGTAAGCCATGGATTTTCTTGAGAAACACAATTGCCTCCACCTCTCTTCTTCTTTTTGCTACTATTTTGTTTCTTATTACGAGTCCGCTTTGGCTTAGTCATTCTATATACCCACCCCCGAAAAAATTGATTGTCTGCGCCCAATAATATAGAATAATAACACCTACTAAATCATCGAATGGGAATCAAACATCTGAATCGTGTATTTAATCAAAAATGCAATGACCGCGCTATTTACAAAATCCACTTGAAACAGTTATCCGGGGAAAAAATCGCCGTGGATGCCAGCATCTACTTGTATCGCTTTCTCGGCGACGAAAAACTCGCTGAACAAATCTATTTGATGGCCAGCATTTTCCGCAAATACAACATCGCGCCCGTATTCGTATTTGACGGCGCCGCGCCCCCCGAAAAGAAAGACGTGCTGAATGAACGCAAAGAGGGCAAGCGCAAGGCCGAGGAGCGCTATTTACAAATGAAGGCCAATATTGAAAAGAACGCGCTAGAGTCCGACGAAAAATACGAGGCCGAGCTTGAAATGGAACAGCTCAAGAAACAGTTCATTTATATCAAGGACGGCGACATCAAGCGCGTAAAACAATTGCTGGACGTTTGCGGTATTTCGTGGGTTGTCGCGCGTGGCGAAGCCGACGAGTATTGTGCGTATTTGATACAGACGGGGCAAGTGTATGCGTGTTTAAGCGAAGATATGGATATGTTTGCATACGGATGTTGTCGTATTTTGCGGCATTTTAGTATGGTGAAGCACAGCGTGCTTATGTACGATTTGCCCGAGATTTTGCGGCAGCTGGGACTCAATTTGCGCGAGTTTAGACAAATCTTGGTCTTATCCGGCACGGATTACAACAAAGACGAATCCGCCAGTTTGTTTGACGTCTTGAAGTGGTTTGACGCATATAAGGCGGACACCCTTATGATAGAGAAAGACGTCGTGTTTTATGACTGGATAAAGGGTATCCAGTTGGAACAAGCCCGCAAAATATACAAAATGTTTGTTTTGACGGACAAAGAGGTCGCGGCGCAAAGCGCCAATTATGAGGGGGTTATCAAAAACCGTGACATAGAGCGCGACCAACTTATCAAAGTCTTGGCGAAAGATGGATTTCTCTTTGTGTAAACCTTTTCTCTTTGAAAAGGCCCATTCTGAGGTGTTTTCATCAGCGAAAAGTAACGGTTCCACGCGTATTTTCAATGCGCAAAGGCGTAAAAAAATATCATTGTTGTGTATAATGAGTACGAAAAACGCATCGGCGCCGAACAAGGCTTTGTTAAAGGCCGCGACCGAATGTAATTTAAGTAAAATCGCAGAATCATTGGCACAGGGAGCAAATATAGAAACACAGAATAAGCTTCAGCGAACACCTCTCTTCCTATGTTGCGAAAACGGGTGTTTGGAATGCGTGGTCGCGTTGGTTGAAGCGGGGGCCGATATAAACACAAGAGACCATATACCGAATACGCCGCTGACGGTCGCAATACAAAAGGGGAATCTGGAATTGATTCGTTTTTTAATTGCGCAGCCGGCCATTGATATGAATGCCGTGACGCGTGGTTATACGCCTCTATCATTGCTCGTAGATTTACACACGATTGAGGATAAATCCGAATTGGTCAAACGGTTTATAAAGAGAGACGCACTTTTGATTATTGGTACTGCCAACGCATTGTGGATAGCCATAAATAAATATTCGGAAAATCCAGAGTTCAAAAAAATAGTGAAAATAATGATTGAGAAAAGCAGTGTAGAACAAGTGAAGAAAGCGGTGGAACATTCCTATGGTTCGTTTAATAATGCTTTGTATCAAATGATAATAATAGAGGGGTCGACAAAGTCATCTAGAAAACAGTTTATGATTACTGAGATGTTGTTGAAAAGAGGCGCGGATATTAATTGCAAAATTATGATGCGTGGAACTGAAGTTCCATTGTTTGTTTCGGTGTTTTTATCTCCACACGTGACACCCTCTATGATTCGGTATTTTTTAACCCATCGAGATTTTGAGTTGAAACCGAGAGACATAGAATTATTAGCAGGCCGCGGTAATGAAAGAATTGCCAATTTATTGTGGATTTATTATCATAATCCAGAGTTGCTGGATTCGGTTTTAAATATGGTGAAATATCATTTAATGGGAGACCCGGAAAACCCAACATTTGAAGACCGGGAAGAAAGCACAAGTAGTGATCCAGGAAGCAGTAGTGGTGTGACAAGCAGTAGTGGTATGTCAAGCAGTAGTGGTGTGTCAAGCAGTCCGAAGATAACCCGCAAAAAAAATGTTACCAAAGGTGGTTATAAGAGAGGCAAGAATCAAACGTATAAAGTCTATAACCAATAATATACTTAAGAAAATATAATAAACATATGGTTGTTATATTTATAAATAAATGTTTGACCCATCTCTCCTAGATTTAGTAGCACAAGATTCCGTCGTTATCGGCGAGACTGTGGTCGCCGAATATATGGAGGATACTAAAACCAGTTGGTCCAAGGGTGGATATTGGCTCGGGGGCCAAATCAAATTGATGCCCACCGAGAAAATCACCGACGAATTGTTCGCAAGAGTCAAACAAATCTACGTGGAAAAGTCGGATTACGGGCCGGCAAATAGTTGGGAAATGGCGAGTATTTGGCGCGCCCAACGGCAGTTCACGGAGATAGAGACGGTAGTGAAAAGGTATCGCGAAGTGATACGACAACGCGTATTGGCAGAATTGGCAAAAACACCGTTGCCCACCGATGTACACGGAATCATTATTTCTAACCTTATGCCGAAATAATTATTTCAAACACATATAAACCTAGCGCCTCTATTACTCTAGATGTCAAAAGCAAAAAAGAATCCAATGGCGGCACTTGTTGCGTCCATACGGTCGGCCGATCCACGGTCGGCCAATGTGCCTTCCGCCAACCAAAATATCTACGATAAGTATTTGGATTATACGCGGCAATACAAAGAACAATATGGACCACGAACAATTGTCCTTATGATGGTCGGGTCGTTCTTTGAAGTATATGGGTTAAAAAATGCCGACGCGGTTACCGGTAGTGATATCGGGTGTATCACCGGTAGTGATATCGGGTGTATCACCGGTAGTGATATCTTGGAGTTCGCCAAGATTTGCCAGATGAATATCAGCGAAAAGAAGAAGGTCAGTGTCGGCGGCAAAACCGTATTAATGGCGGGGTTCCCCGAATACACGCTTGACCGCTACTTAAATATCCTCAGCGATGCCGGATACACCAGCGTCGTTTTTGTTCAAGACGAAGAAAACAGCGTCCAAGGCGACAAGAAGAAGCACCGGCTCCACTCCATCCACTCGGCGGGGACCTATATGCCTTACGAGACTGAACAACCGAAGCTATCCAACAACATTATGTGTGTTTGGCTAAAAACCTTCAATTCGGTGTATAAAAAACGCCCGCAAATCGTTTATGGAATCGCCGTCATCAATATTTTTACGGGCAAGTCGTCCATTTTTGAACACACGACGACCTTTGAGAACGCGCCCTCCACATTTGACGAACTGGAACGCAATGTCAGCATCTATGCCCCGTGCGAAGTCATCTTTCTATATGATTTTGAGTCCTTTCTTGTAGGAACCTCTGGACAAAAGACCATCGGTCAAGATAAATGTCCTAGTCCAGCGACCTCTATCGCCGCCTCTATCAAATCCTTCTGTGGACTCCAGTGCGATTCTATCCACGACGTCTATGTCGGTGAAAGCGTCAAGGCGACCAACTGCCAGCGACAACAATATGTGGTTCAAATCCTGGAAACCTTCTTCGGCTCCGACAGTTACAATATTTGCGACGACTTTTCCAGGTACCAAATCGCCACCCAGGCCCTCTGTTATTTGCTCAATTTCGTCCAGGAACACAACCCCAATCTCGTGAAGAAAATCGCGCTCCCCGCGTTTTCCAATACGGGGACCAACGCCGTCCTGGCCAACCACACATTGAAACAACTCAATATCATAGAGGACCATTCCGCCGACAGTATTCGCAGCGGGCGCCTCTCTTCCGTCCTCAATTTCTTGAATCGCGCGACCACCTCTATCGGCAAGCGGCGGATTAAAGAGATTCTCACGTGCCCCGTGTTTGACGCCGACTGGCTCAACGCCGAATATGCCATCACGGCGCATATGCTGGAACCGGACAATTACCATTATATGGAGTTATTCCGGAACCAGTTGTCACGCGTGATGGACCTGGAACGCGCGATGCGTCAAATTATGGTGCGCCGTATTGCGCCGGCCACAATTTGGCGCATCCACGAGTCCGCCGTGATTATTCAACAAGTCCATATCTGTTTGGCCGAGCAACCGCGACTCCTAGAATACTTGACACATTCTGCCGAAATAGAGGCGTGCTGCCGCATCGTCACCGACAATATTGGGCGTGTTTTGGACCTGGACCTCTGTAAAAACATCAATGGGGCGTCATTCAGCGAACACATCGTGCGACCGGGAATCAACGCCGAGTTGGACGCGATGATGTCCGAATATCGGGCCGCGACCGAGACGCTGGACGCCATACACCGGTTCTTCAATATGATTATGCAGTCCTCGGCGACGGGTCAAGATGGCACCGACTATGTGAAAATAAACACGACCGAGAAGTCGGGGTCCTCTATCCAGATCACCAAGACTCGTGGCAAATTGTTGAAACAGTTGTTGGACCGAGGGGATTACAAAGCGGCACCGTGTTTTCGCGGAATCATGACGACGACGGCGCCCGGGCACGTGGTGTTCAGCGGGACCGAGATAAAGTTCGCGGACATTAAGTTCAAGGCGGCGACGACAGCCAATGACGAAATCGCGTTTGACCAGCTCACGCGGATTACGGGGCAAATCTTACGGCTAGAAAATGCGATTCAAGAGAAGACCGCCGTCCTCTATGCCGAGTTTGTTGTGAATACGTTGGAACCCATTTGTTGTGAACCGTTAGAGAAAATGGCGGAGTACGTGATGATGGCGGATGTCCTCCAATGTAGGGCCGTCGTGGCCAGAGAGAATCGGTACTGTAGACCGACGATTCAAGGAACCGACGTCGGAACCGATAGTTCCTTTATGAAAGCCAGCGGTCTCCGTCACGTCCTCATTGAGCACATCCAGAAAAACGAGACCTATGTCCCCAATGACGTAGAGTTGTGCGGAAACGGTATCCTCCTCTATGGCACCAACGCCGTAGGCAAAACGAGTTTGATTCGCGCGGTCGGCATCGCCACCATTATGGCCCAATGCGGATTCTTCGTACCTTGTTCCCAATTTGTCTATAACCCATATCGGTCATTCTATACGCGTATTCTGGGAAACGACAATTTGTACAAGGGCCTCTCTACATTCGGGGTAGAAATGAGCGAACTCCAAGTGATTCTGAAGAATGCTGACGCGGGGTCTATGATTCTGGGTGATGAGCTTTGTTCGGGCACGGAGACCCAAAGCGCGCTGAGTATTTTCGTCGCGGGCTTGATGGACCTACACGGCAAAGGGTCATCGTTCATTTTTGCCACGCATTTCCACGAGATTGTCAAATACGACGAGATCGCTGTGTTGGAACGCCTCTCCCTCAAACATATGGCGGTCCATTATGACCGGGAACAAGACTGTTTGGTCTATGACCGCGTGATGCGCGATGGACCCGGCGACAATATGTACGGCCTGGAAGTGTGTAAATCGCTCCACTTGCCCACGGCGTTTTTGGACCAGGCATTCGCCATTCGCAACAAATATTTCCCGGAACAAGAAGGGACGCTGGGGATGAAGGTCTCGCGATACAATACGCAGAAGATTCGCGGGATGTGTGAGCGATGCGGTACGGAGCTGAGCACGGAAACCCATCATTTAGAGGAACAGGCGAACGCGGACTCGGATGGGTTCATTGTGGGGACGGCGGTTCATAAGAACCACGCGGCCAACTTGATGGCGCTTTGTGAGAAATGCCACCTGGAAATCCACCGGACCACAAAAAAAGTGGTGAAGAAGAAAACCACCAAGGGATACATCGCGGTTGTGGAACCATGAGCGATGTATGGATTTTCCATTGTAAATCTTCATCCGCGCATTTCGTCCAGACTCTTTATGAACCCTTCGTCGATACCTTCGGCCCGGCAAAACTCAAGTAGTTTATTTCGATGGGCCTCTATGGGGTCATTTTGACAATCATCGCAAACACATTGTAGCCGGCTGTCCTCGTCATATTCGTAGGGCGGCGATTCTTGCTCAATGACAACCAATTGACCACATTTGTAGCAGTTGTCGAATCGTTCATTCCAGCAGCTCTTGCAGTACATCAATTGTTTGTAGTCACCCATTTTCAGTTCATCCGCGCTACACATCGCAGTACATTCGTAACAGGGTTTCTTTATGTCGACGAACACATGTTCATCCCCGCAAACGCGGCAATATTTTTTACCATCGATGGTCATCTGATATTCTTGTAAAACGACCCCGCATCCACATTCGCAACAGATGTGTAGGTCCTGGTTGGTATTTTCGTTCATTTTGATGATGTTGTGTTTCTAATAATGGATACAATTGCGTATCCATTATTTCAATTTTTGGGTGTAACCAAATGTGGTATCACTATATAATGCGATTGTGTGACACCGAGTTTAGCAAATCGTTGAACAAGGCGTTTGGCGCTCCGCGAGAGGGGGTTCATAAATATCGTTTCTTGGGGATGGCCATTTTTGATTGGGTTACATCATTCATTGTTATGATATTTATTACGTGGGCATTCAACGTCCGGTTTCTATATGCCTTCTTCGGCGTATTTATCACCGGCATCGTGTTACATTGGGCATTTTGTGTAGATACGACATTGAACCGACTCGTTGAAAAGGTATTCGCCTAGATCCAAAACGACGTTTCAACGTTACTATAATTTTTGTTTTTTACGCCGTAGATATATTCTTTTGGCGACAAGTATTGTTGTATATTATTATTATGTCCACGAAATAATACTATCCATAATGACACGTTGCCCGAAGAACACACAATGTGTTTGGCCTTGGACATGACGATTACGCTTGCCAACATCCACAATGAATGCTCAAACGACCGCCCCATATGTTGGATTAACTCTTCAATTACCAGCGTATTTGGAAACCGATTCGCAAACAAACGGAGCATCTCCATTTCATCGGATACAACGAGAAACTGGATATTCGGATTGTCTTTCTTGATTTGTTCGGCGCGTTCAATATAGGCACTATATTCACACAAATTGGTTTCAATGCATTTATCGGTGCCTCTATAGTAAAATACTGCTAAATTGGTGTAATCCATCTTGTATTTGGTTTCAAGTTCCGACATTTTTTTTAATACGGCGTCACTCGGATAAAAATATTTATATATGAATGGCTTAATCATTTGAAAATTGATATTTTTGTAGTTTGAAAACTGTTCCTCGCGATAGTCATCCGTGATTCGGACGGGTGCGCTGTATTCAATGTTGGGTGAATCGTGCGCCTTTATGTATTCGTACGTGGTGTCTTGATTTACGTTGATTTTGTATTGGTAAAATAAATTGGAAGAGTCTATTCTTCGAGGACACGTTTTGGTTTGATTGAAGTACAACAATATATGTAAGAGTCGGATTGTGTAACAAGAAAAAAAACCGGCATCGGCATTATGTTTTACAACCAAGGTTCCAAAATCCATTATATAGATACAAATACTTGTTATACAATATATGAACGCGCGTAAAATTGAATTATTGTACCACTATAAAGATACAACCAATTGTATCTTTATAAATGTCATTTACACGTGAATCCATCCAATTATTTTACTCAAAAGGCTCATCCAAAGGGACGAACGACGCAGAAAACAAGGTCCGCGAGAGCATTCTCGTATTCTTGGCAAATCCATTGCCCGCCGAATATGCGGACGATACTAAGTGGGCCCATTTATATACCCGGTTTCACGACGCATTGCGTTCCATTTGTGGCCAGGAATATAGCCGCATTGAAGTCAAGATGATGGCCGGACGCTTACACAATTATGACTTGTTGGTGACCTTTTACGACGCTGCCAATGTTGAAATCCGGATTGCCAAGCTGGAGTTCAAACATAATTCGCGGTCGCTTGATAAAGTCCCGCAAATCCTCTCTTTACAGGACCGATTCGGCCTTATCCCCGAGTTGTCTTATGCGAAATATTACTATGAAACTGCGCTTGACACATATTTAGCCACGGTTAATTACACGAATGCCAAACCCAGCTTAGACGAATATATGGCGATTGTTTGTGGCACAGAATATGCGCGGTGTCCGATGACCCAGTATATGTATGCCAACGAGGGCTCAGGCGATAACAAAAAAAGATGTACCGCCATTGTGAAAGAATCCATTCGCGGTTATTTGGACAAATATGCTGCGACCGTGGATATCGTGAAACTCAATGCCAAATTGATGGATTCTCAAATGGACAAGCATTTCTTGTTGTGGGATTTGGACAAATTCTGGATTCATACCTATTCTGCGGAGGATTTGTGTATTCGCGGCGGTTATGGAATGACCGTGAAAAACGCGAACACGATTGTTCTTTTGTCAGACAATTATGAATATCATTTATTGCTGAGGTGGCGTAATCATTCTGGCATTTTGAACCCGGCGTGGCAAATCAAGGCTATAAGACGTAAGTCGGACCCAAAGACGTAAGTCGACATAAGACGTATAAGACGTAAGTCGACATAAGACGTATAAGACGTAAGTCGACATAAGGCGTATAAGGCGTATAAGTCGACATAAGACGTAAGTCGACATAAGACGTAAGTCGACATAAGACGTATAAGACGTAAGCCACATTACATGTAAATCGGGAAAATCGTTTCCAGCTCGGTCTTGGATAACCCATTGTTGCCCAGAAAGATCGCAACAAATTGTCGCGTTTTTTCATTCGCCAGACTCGCCATAATTTGTTGCGCATAGGCTCCCGCCTCAATCACATTGAGATGGTTTTCCACCAAGTAGGGACTACGACCGTCAACCAAAGCATAGGAGAGTTTGTAAGCACTATTACCATTCCCGCGATTGACCACGATTACGGGGTCCGTTTTCCCGTCTTGGTCAATGTATTGTTTCTTTTCACCATTTTTGAATGTTGTGATCGTGACGTCGTTCTTTGTATTAATATTCGTGTTGTATATCAACAGCGTCTTCGTTTTATCATGGGTCAGGTCCGGTTTCCGCTGGTTCCATACAACGGTGCCAGTATGAACGCGGACTCCTAGCCGGGCCAGCGTGGTTGCGCCTTGAAACAAGGTCCGCAATTCGGCGATGTTTGCCGAGAATATGAAGTCGCCGTTGAAACAAAGCGAATGAGCGCATCCGTCGGACAACAATGTGTCTATGGTTTCCGGAGACGCTTGTTCGGTGTCCTTCCTATATACGAGTCCAATTGTGAGCTGTTTGGTATCCATGAATCCGCCATCGACATATTCTTCGATGCTGATAATGGTGCCCGTCGCCTTCATATGGTTGCGAATCTTGGCATAATATGCGGCATTCAAGAAACTGGCGGGAACAACGAATGCGAGGATTCCGCCGACTTTCAGCATAGAGAGGGAGTGTAAGATGAAAATGCCGAACAAGTTGGGGCGGCCCACCATATGTGCGCGATATGGCTCGGGCACGGCGTCTTTACCGCAAACCACGTAGGGCGGGTTGCCGACAATAAGGTCGTAGGACTCGGTTGGGGTCCACGTGGTGAAGTCCGCGCGCAAGTAATTGTAAGGAGGCGACGTCTTTGCGACCGCCTCATAAATGGTGGGATTCACTTCTATTGCGTCAATTGTGGCGTTGGGGTAACGTATTCGGGCGTAATTGGCGATTTCACCGGTGCCGGCGGATGGTTCCAGGATGCGATTGGCCGCGGGGAGTTTGTCCATGAGGGCTGCGATAATAGAGCGCGGAGTAATGAATATCCCGCCCGCCTTTTTGTCATCCTTAGAGATGCGGCTAATAACATCTACGGTGAGTTTGCTGTATTGAGTGTCGGTCATTTTCGTTTTAATAATATAAATAAATCGGTTTATATTATTTCAATTATTTGGGCGAATCCAGATGCCAATTATTTTGCCAATTCGCGGCGAACTTCCATCAATAAATCATCAGTTTCCGCGGGACTACCTCGAATAAAATGTTTGAGCGTGGCGTCTCCGGTCAATGTAATGATTTTCCTATCGGCACGGAACTTCGCATTCAGCGCCGCTAAACGCGCCTCTTTATGCCGTCCTTCAAAGAACTGAGGGTCGGGTTTCACATCTTTCGGTCTGAGCTGAGTCTTCTTATACGTACCCGTCTTGGACGCCGCCCCCGTCGCCGCATCCAAATCCTTTGCGATATCACTGTCGGAGTCCAACGAGAATTGACCGAAGAATGCCGGACTTGCCTTGAACTGAGAGGCGAGAACGTAATGGGTGACGGTTTGCCATCGTTTGCCATCCAATGCGAAAACGGTCGGCGTTTCATCCGCAAGTGCCCGTCGCCAATCTTTGATTTTTTGTAGTTCGCTGTATTTCGGGATATCTGCGAGCTCAATGTGTTCGCCGCTACCTTTGCCCGGCTTCTCGTGGGCCGACGCTTTATGGAACATAAATACGGTGGTTGAAACCGGGGATGGAGTTCTCACTTCTTCTTCTTCTATTATTACACCCAACCTCTCTTGGAACCGGATAAAGTCGGGAATGAGTCCATAGGTTCCCGCGTTGCGTTCAATACATTTATTCACAATGAGCGTTTTTACTACATAGGGGACCTCGGAAAACACGAAAATATTCTTGTCTTTGTACGAAATCAAATCGTAGTGGTCGCCGGTATAAGACATCATAATGTAGTAATCGGGAGTTCGGAGCGCGGCGTCTTCTTGCGTTCCGGCAACTTGACATTGCATCACGGAATCCATTGCCTTTGCTTTGTAGTCTCTCTCCGACAAGATGATGAACTTCGTGTTCAGCTTCTTTTCCAATATGGTGATTGCGTGCTCGTCCGCCCAATAATCGCTGCCTTGTACGGCGACTCGCATATCTTCCAGTGATTTCACATCCTCCATAAAACTGGACTCGTTGCGGTTCTGCTTGGCATTCACCAAGTCGTGTTGATATTCTTCTATTTTGCTTTTCAAACCTTTGATTTTTGACAAGACATCCTCTCGGTTATCCTTGTCTGTTTCGGGGATGGCGCGAAATCGGCGTTGTAGTCCGATAATCGCCTTCTTCGTCTTTTCAATATTGGATTCGTTTTCCGCGACTTCCGATACATACATATGATAGAGGGTGGTGTAGTATTCAAAAATGTCGACAGTCAGGGCATCGGCAACCACCTGTCGCAGCTTCGGGACCGTCGTGTTTTTACCAATTTGGTGGAATGCCTTTTGTATGGCCAAGAAAAAGCAATCGCCATTGGGCGTGGTCTTCACGATTCGGTAGTCGTGGCTCTCCATAAACTTTTGAATCCAAGGTGCGCTGCCACTGTCGTTGAAAATACCGCGTTCGGGTTTGGTCTCCTCCTTCAACATCTGGGGAACGTCCGCGTGTTTGTCCAGTTCAAATATTTCAAGCGAGGTCGCCGCCGCCGCAACCTTTTTCACAATTTGTAAGTCGGTGACTTTTGGTTCGGATTCGTCGGATTCTTCTTTTTTTGGCGATTGTTGTTCTTCTGATAAAAAATCAATATTTGCTCGGGAGTCGGCTGCCTCTATGTATTGTTTTGTGACGAAACTGTATAACAATGGGTCCATGCCGGCGATGATTGCCTCGTTGTCAATGGCGCCATTGCGCGAATACTCAATCACCCGGTCAAGTGCCACTTCATATACGCCGATTTGAGAACGAACGACGTCGCCTCTCATCAAGTAAATGGGGAAATACACCACGTTGCGATAGTTGTATGTGTAGTTTGCGCGCCCAAGACATATTGCGACGGGTTTGTCCAATATGTCGGTTTCATAGAGGGCGGTTTCCAACTGGACATCATCGCGACTCAACTCGCGCGATTCCGTGTATTCCACTTGTTTTGTAGCATCTATTTTGGACTTGATTTTCATCGTCTATATATATATTGTAGTTGAAAAGCCTTTGAATTGTATTGGTGTAAAAAACAATACAATGCTATATCCTTCCTGGGTCTCCGCGTTTATTTCCCGACAATATCTAGATACTTGAACTTGGTTCGCGCATTCAGACCCGGCTTGTCGCTAGTCTTGTAAGTGGTGATTTCGGTAAAAGTTCCCATATATTCCGCCTTCAATGGAGCGACGATTTCTCCTAAAACCGCGAAATATACAATCAGATTCTCAGTGGTCTCTTCCACTTCCTTCTGCTTTTCTTTGAACGAAATCGCCGACACCACATTTTGAACCATTGTACGAATGGTTGCGATGGCATAATCGGCGTTGAGCGCGGGAATCGTATTCATCTTCGCGATTTCCGCAAATACCGACGACGCCTTTTTGCGCGCAATGTTTTGGGTGGTGAAATCGCAGAAGGCATCGTAGTTTTGGTTGGGGTCCACATCCACAATGTTTGTGAAAGACGCCGAATAAGCCGCGATTTTTTTGTCCAGGGCATCCTTAAAATGTTCGGTATATTTTGCGTAAATCGCGGATATCAAGAGGGCATAAGTTTCCGTCATTCGGTTGTTGGACATACTGGTGTCATAGATGAGATTGAATACGCGCTCCATATTTCCATCTAAATCATCTTCCGCGGAGTCTGTCTCCAACTTGTCTATTTTTTCGCATATTTCGCCGATTTTCTTATCCCGATTGGTGTCGTTGATTTGGTTGATGAAGACGCGTATTTCATTCAAGATTTCCTCGGTATCATCCAAAACCGCAAACTTGCTCACCTTGAAGTCCGACTTGGCCTTCCAATTGTCGGGTTTTCCGCGACCCTTTTGTTGTTCACGCGGCTTAAATGTCTTGGCGGTCGTTGTTGGGGCAGTCGCATTGTGCTGATTTATATACGTATCCTGTGTAGCACCCGCGTCATACCCAATCTCGGCACACAATGTGCGAATCGCGTCAACCACAGTGTCTGGTAACACATATCCGGTGTTGTTATCAAACATAATTCTGGTGTAGTCGTCCAAATTGTAAATCGCAGATGTGGTCGTCATTTTGTGTTGTATATTTATGGTGTAAATATTTATATCATTTACAATTCAATTTTATAGACCCGACCCCCAAAAGATACTTTTGGAATCAATATAAAAACATCGGTCCATATAGTATATTAAATGACAGAACAAACCGAAATTACTGCTTGTGCGACTTGGGAGGAAATGATTACGAATGAAGACATACTACGAAGTATTTTTTCATTCGGGTTTGAGAAACCCAGTCCGATTCAGGGGCGTGCCATCCCCATCATTGCTAAGGGTCGGGATATTATTGCGCAGGCGCAATCGGGGACGGGGAAGACCGCGGCCTTTTCAGTGGGCGCTTTGACGCGAATTGATTTCGCCGAGAAGAATACACAGGCGCTTATTATTGCGCCGACACACGAACTCGCGCGACAAATAACAAATGTTTGCCAGAATGTGTGCTCGCTGGTTCCAGGGAGTTGTGTGCGATGCTTTGTTGGCGGCTCCTCCGTCGCCGAGGACCTACGAACCATTGAGACGGATGGTCCCCACGTGGTAGTTGGTACTCCGGGGCGCATTTTGGATTTGATTCGCAGAAGATATTTAGAGACGTCGTATGTGAAGATTCTGGTGATTGATGAAGCGGATGAGATGCTTTCCGTCGGGTTTAAAGACCAGATACAGGATATTTTCCGCAGTTTACCAGAAACAGTACAGACCGCGATTTTCAGTGCCACCTTGAACAAGGATGTCGTGGATTTGACAAAGAAGTTTATGATTGACCCGGTGATGATTACTGTGGATGCCGAGAAACTGACGTTGGATGGCATTAAACAATACGCAGTGATGCTCCAAAGCGATAGCCACAAGTTTGATGTATTGAAGCGAATCTTTGGCGGAAACAATATTCCCGCGTGTGTCATCTATTGTAATACCGTGGAGCGTGTAGAGCATTTGGTGAGTGCGATGACCGAGGACGGATTTGCGGTCAGTGCGATTCACGGGAAGATGAGCAAACCGGAACGCGAGGAGGCGATGCGCAGATTCCGCGAAGGTGAGACGCGGTGTTTGATTTCGTCGGATATTACCGCCCGTGGTATAGATGTACAGCAAGTGGGTGTGGTCATCAATTTTGATATTACGCAGAATGTACATACGTATTTACATCGGATTGGGCGAAGTGGTAGATGGGGGCGAAAAGGGACGGCCATCAATTTCGCAACCTATCGTGACAGATTCCTGTTGGAGGATTTAGAGAAATATTATCGCATTCAGATTGCGCCGTTGCCGGAGAACTTGATGTTTTAAGTGGCTCCCGAAAGGAGGGCGACCGTAAGCCCTCGCTACGCTTATCCATTCAGATGACGACCGTAAGCTTTCCCGAAGGGTTCCTTTGGCTTAGTATGTCGCGTACAGTTTGAACAAACAAATTATATTATGAATATATCAATGCAATTCTTTGATATATTTAAAAAAAAAGAAACCCCCGTAAGCACCATCACAATTGACAGCGAGTTCAAACTACCGATTGATTATCTAGATGCCACGGTCGTCCATACATTGTCACCAATCGTGGCAACCGACCTTGAACTGGATTCTTGCGTATATGAAATCGCGCTAAAACCACAACACGAATATGCGAAGGCGATGATAAAACGCGTCAAAACCAAATACACGTCGCACACGGGATTTCTGGAAAACACCCAAGACGTGGTTTCGGGGATCTGTGAAGACATTCGTCCGCAAATGGCGTGTCCCGAGAAAATCGCGGAGATTTGGAAAGACGTCTACGAAGTGGAAGGCTTTCACGACCGATACAGTTTCATTGATATCCCCCAGTTCAAATATATCAATCACGTCTCGGGATTCATGGGTTTCTGGACCATCGTCAATTTGATGTCGCCGCTTTTGTCGCTCTTTTTGCCGCTGATATTTATGGTCGCGCCATTCGTGCTTCTCAAAATCCAGGGCGTTCCCATTGACTTTTCGTCTTATTTGGGGGTTCTCAAAAACATTGCCAAGTCGCATTTTATCGGGAAAACGCTGAACGCAATCGGCGGGGGCGACTTCTCCATCAATAATGTGTTGTATTTGATATTTACGTTGGCCCTCTATGGTCTCCAGATGTATCAAAATGTAAAAGCGTGTATCCGGTTTTACAAGAATATCTCGGTGGTGAATGAACGCCTGATTACCATTAAAGAGTTTGCAGATTATTCGGTCGCGAATTATGATGGGTTTTTGGCGAAGTTCCAGGGACCGCTTGAACACTATGCGGCGTTTTGTGACGACGTTCGGTCGCATCGTGTTTTGATGGTGGCATTAAAGAACGATTTAGAAGCCATAAAACCCTTTGAGTTCAGTATCGGTAAATGCTTTGAAGTCGGATATTTACTCAAGTGTTATTATGGTATATTTGATATTGAGGACCATCGGCGTGCTGTTGCTTATGCGGTTGGATTTGATTCGTATTTGAACCTGGTTTCGGGACTTAACGTGGGCTTGAACGCTGGGTATATTGGTAGAGGGACCTTTATACGAGACGACGTGTCTGATACTACTACATCGGATAACGGTACTTCGTCTAACGGTACTTCGTCTAACGGTACTTCGTCTAACGGTACTTCGTCTAACGGTACTTCGTCTAACGGTACTTCGTCTAAAACCCAGTTCATCGACCAAGTCTACCCCTCTCACGCCGTTCTGGATGAAAAGGTCGCAAATACAATGGATTTGTCTGCGAATATCATCATCACCGGCCCCAATGCTTCCGGAAAAACCACGCAACTCAAAACCACCGCCATCAATATTATTCTCACACAGCAATTCGGCGTGGGGTTCTACACAAGTTGTCAGCTGGTACCCTATACCCATATCCACTCTTATTTGAACATCCCCGATACCAGCGGTCGCGACAGTTTGTTTCAAGCAGAGGCGCGGCGATGTAAAGAGATATTGGATGTGGTGGCGACGTCCGATACCGATTCCACTCGGCATTTTTGCGTATTTGATGAACTCTTTTCGGGGACCAATGCGGAAGAGGCGACATCGGCGTCGTTTGGATTCTTGAAATATTTACAGGGATTTGCCAATGTGGATTTCATCTTGACCACGCATTTTGTGAAGTTGTGTCAGAAGGTGGAGAAGGACGGCGCACTGCGCATTGTGAACTATATGATGGATGCCGAGTTGTGTGATAAAGAAATCGTTTTTACTTATGATATGATACCGGGAATATCAAAAATAAAGGCGGCGAAGTTGATACTGATACAGATGGGATTCCCGGATGAAATCATTTCGGGGATGGTATAAGGATTCACCGTATAAGGATTATTTACTAAATTAGTTGTTATGACGGCGTTTCGTTTTTCTACCCCCGCGCTTCTTAGGAAAATACCGATATGTTCCATACCATTTGGACGTGGGGTCTTTATTTTTACGTATCACGCGTGTTTGTTTTAAATAATGTTTATAAAACCCATTTAGTTCATCTATTGTTTTTTTCTCAATATTGTGGGGGCTTTCATAATTCGTACTTTTACTTATACGGTAACCATCCGGTTCTGACGCGTCTTTATAAATAAACGTGATTTGTAATACCCTTCCAATTTCCTTAGTATCAATTACTAAGCCATATAATTCAACTTCACTAGATTTATAAACCTCACCGTTTACTACTATACTTGTAATAATATTTGTAAGAACAATGTCTCCAATAACGGGTTGAATATAACTTGTAATGTGTTCGGTGATTCCTGGTGGAAGCCGTTCTCCGAGCTTTGTAAATAGCTGGGCATAGTCTTCGTCACGTTGTTGTTTGTTTTTCGGATTAAGCATTTCTTTAAGTTCCTCTATTCTTTTATTATTACTTTCTATTTTCGATTCTTTGTTTTCATTATTCATTTCGGTTTCTAGACGAAAAAGTTCACTATCAATCACAATTTCGGATTGCGGTAGCTTAGTTTTTACAAACCCATTATCAATCGGTAGACGTTTTGGTTTTTGTTTTGGTTTCGATTTCATATTATATTATGTGTACTGATAATAATATAATATGTCATAAAAAATATTTTTTACTATGGCAATTTATGCCATATTATATGATGCTAAAGATTACTAGAAATACTCGCAAAGATCCACCAAGTTTTCAAACAACAGAGTGTTTAACCCGATCTCTTCGAACATACAGATGGCGGAATCAATGGGGCGGATACCCTTCTCAGTGCTTTGACTCGCATACCATCCATACCCGTCTTCGTGGCGCTGCGAGCGATAATAGGGTTCGCATTCGCACACTTTACAATGATACAGTGGTTCAACGCCGCCACACCATTTGAGCCCATAGCCTTTTTCAAAGCAAAGCATATGGTTGGTACAACAGAACGGCGCGGATTTCGCCCCATTCGTTGGTGCACACGAATCGCAAAAGTCGGGGTCTCCTGGGTCAGATTCATCCTCTGAGTCGCCATCTTGATACATCTCCATTCTATCAACGACTTCTTCCATTTGTCGTCGCAGGTATTTCATAGCTACCTCGTCCTTATTCGCATATAATGAGAGCTTGAATGTGTCTTTTTCAAGCACGCACCACCACCTATTTTTTTTGTATCTGTAATAGGCAACCACATAGGACTCGGGCAATTCTTGTACTACGCGATGCTTGATCGCATAGTTGAGCGCGTGTTTTGCTTGTTCGTAGGACTCAAAACAGTCTGGATGAAATATATATTCGTCTACAAGCTTGGCATCCGCGGGAACAATCGACACAGGTTCTTGATAAAACACAGCATCCGCACACGAATAACAATAATCGAGGTTGTTATCAATATATTCCTGGCCATCGGTCAGTATATTTTCGCAATGTACGCATTTGATAACCTGTTCATTAACGACGGATTCTGATACAACGACGGATTCTTCTTCTTCTTCTTCGTCGTCACCATCATGCGGATAGTCTTCCGGATGTATGAAATAATCCATCACGTAGATACAATCGTCGAATTGTCGTCTTAAATATTTTGTGGCGACTTCATCCTTCTTCGCATACAAAGACACATTGAAGGTAGTTGGGTCATTGACAACTTCACTAAGCATATACCAAAATCGGCCATTTTGTTGCGAAACAATGTATGCGTCAGGTAGGTCCTGAACAGTGGATTCGGTTTTTCGAAGTGCGCGAGTCAATGTTTCTTTTGCTTGGTCGTATGTGGAACAATAGATGTTTTCACTATCAATCAGGATAGCATCCTCTGGTATTATCGACACCGTTTCTAGATATTTGTCTAGAAGCGCGTAGAGCTCTTCTACGGTACCTGGCAATGGGTCCGGTACACTGCGAACTGGTTCCGGGATGCCATATTCAAGGTCGTGGTGATAACTGCGTGATATCGGTTTATACTCCTCTTGGGGGGGTTGTGTATTGGGAAACACAATCTTGTAAAGTTCTTCCCATACGTCTTCTTCTTCTTCTTCTTTATGAGCCATCTTATCAAACGCCTCGTTTTTCTCATCAAAGTAATATGCGGATGGCTTCTCCATAACACGACATTCATATGCGCATCTATCGCAAATGTGCCCTCCATCCGCGAGATACCCGTCCTTCTCTCCGATTTCTTTTCCACACTCATAACATTCGCAAGTTTCCAATATGGTAGAGTTATTGGAAACTTGCTGGTTTTCATCGTCTGCCTCTTGCGAGACAACGGGATTGATTGGGTCGACATTTATAGACGCGGGGACCAAAGTCTGTTTAATAGTTTGTTCAGTGCTAATCCTTTATAACTACACGATACACACAGAGGATTAATCCAGAATGTATCAGTTGCGACAGTTACGTATGTCGCACGGCCAACTTGCAAGCCGACGGGTATATTTTTTGTTGGGGATCATTACTCGTCTTACGACGCACGCCACCCTCAACACGGTAAATAGTCCTCCCTTTCGGACCGGGGTAAGTAGTCTTAGTGTTTTCTTTTTAGTAAGCACCAGCATTATCTGGAACGCCGTAATCAACACCATAAACCCATGAATAGTGCCAGATCACTCCCCGTGTAATCACAGACGGGAGCTCTTGGTCGCCTCTCACAACCCATTTTAACGCGAATTCGTTGTTGTTTTTTGGTATGTGCCCCGCCATCGCACACACCCGTCACACCCTTCTGGTGCGTCCATAGCCGATATATGCCCCAACACGCGCACATATCTTTCGCACTCATACTGTCATTTACATGACGCATCGTGCGTTGCCTAGCATTCGTAGATATTCTCAGGGCTTAGGAATAATATGTGACAGTCCTATGTGTCTACATCACACGTGTGATGTCAATTTTCTGGATATAGGAAATTGACATATAGTGCGCACTTAGGAAAGTGTGTATGCCCCGCCTCGCATACACCCGTCGCAAACTCTCTTTGCGTCCATGTCCGATTACTGCACCTCCTCGCAGTAGATCTTCCGCAATCAGTAAACTTTGCGGTAACCGTGATTATAGGATTCAATTGTTGAATCCTTACCCCTTAGGGTTGTTGATATTATCAATACCAATGAAGGCATTGATAATGTCAGCAATCCTGACCCCCTTTTTATTTTTCATATATGCCTCATATGAGTCCATTTTTTTATAATAATAATAATAATAATAACAATAATAAT